TAACATCGCAGGATTTAATACAGTCTCTTAACTACACATATGCCAACGAAGATGGCACAGTGTTAAGGAACACATTCCTTGCTGAGGATGATGGTACTGGTAATCCAGTAACTCAGACAGGTGCTGCTTATAATAGTGGCGACATCGCATATAATATAGATTGGAGTCCAGGTACATTTATAGGATGGATATATGACACAGGTATCTGGTATAAATTCGGTCTAAGTGACACTGCACCTATCGTATCTCAGAGATATGCAGGTGTAACTCATTATGGTATTGGTGAAGCACCTGATGCTTTGAATAGATTTAGAATTACAGGTAATATTGCTATTACTGGTGATATTGATGTATCAGGTAAATATGGTTGTGCAGACAAATATACTCTCGCAACTGGTGTCAACAGTGGTAATAATGGTGTAATGTATTCGGGAGATGGTATTACTAATACCTTCGCTATATCTCCTGGTCATACAGCATATTCATTAATGGTATTCTTAAATGGTGTATGTCAGAGGCCAGCAACAGACTATACAGTCACAGGTAATGCTGTAGACTTCTCAGTTGGTACTACTCCTCAAAATGGAGATAACATACAAATTCGTGAACTTGTTATCTAAATAGTAATAATAGAGGTGATACATGTCCACCAAAATTATAGGAAATCAGATTGATGCGACCACTCGTGCAATTATAGAAGCACTACAGGTTACAGAGCAAATCAATCTTCCTTCACTAAACCAAACTCAAGTCAATGCATTAGGTGCACCTGCCTACGGTACGTTAATCTATAACAATACCGAGGACATGGCACAAATCTACAAGCAGGACGCTGCTCAAGGTGTTCCTGGATGGGATGACGTGGGTGGTGGAGGTCCATCGGTTGGTGAAAATAGTATTATTAGGACTAATGGTCCAACTATAGAAGAGAATTTAACTATAGGTCCAGTTGCTAACGGTGGTGCTGAATTTACCAATGGTTTTAGTGCAGGTCCTGTTAGTATTGCAAACGGATTTACAGTAACTATCGAGAATGGTGCGACATGGAACATCATCGGTGGTGAAGATTACGAAGGTTTAGAAGTTGCTAGTGTCATATCAGGTACTGGTGATTTCTCACAGTTATTACATTGGACTACAACTAAGGAAGCGATTACATACTATCAAACAAGTGGTACTGTAACTCACGACTTTAATTCAAGTGCAGTAGTATATGTGCAAAAAACAGGTGGAGGTAACTTTACTCTCAACCTAAACAACCTACCTACAACTGATGAAGGTGGTATCTATAGATTTACTGTCATCATTGAAAATGCAGGAGGTAATGGAGTCCCTACTACATTAAATATTAATGGAGTCAACACTGGTTTACAGTGGAGAAATTCAGGTACCAGTAGTCACAGTTATACATTCCAACGTATTGAGTATTATATCATCGCAAGGCAACCACCAGGCGAAGATGATTACTTCTATACAGTATTAGCTGGTGATTATGGCAACAATGGTTATGACTAAATAAAGATAGGAGATTATTGAGTAGATGGCACAGTTAAACATCGGAGCAATAAAAGACCTTGGTGGTATAGGTGGATTTACCTTTACATCTGGGGGAATTACATGTAACGGTACTCTTAATGTTACTAACATTATGATTGACGGTACGATTGCTGGATCCTCTGCGTTCATTCTTCCCAACCCATCAGGTAATGCTGAACAGTATATCTCCAATGATGGATCTGCTCTAACATGGGGTAATCTATCAACTGCTTCTGGTGTTCGCTCAATGCAAGTGTGGACTGGAAATGGTACATGGAACAAACCAGAGTCTAGCGTCAAGACTATTTGTGTATTCTGCACAGGTGCAGGTGGCGGTGGATCAGGTCATGGAGAAGGTGGCGGTGCAGGAGGTACCGCAGTAAGACAATTAGATGTTACTAACATATCATCAGTATCTGTAACAATAGGAAACCCAGGTGGTGGTACTAACTACTCAGGATGTGGTGGTAGTGGTAACACATCTTCATTCGGTAGTTATTGCAGTGCTTCTGGAGGATATGGTGCTAACTGTAGGCAACAGCATGCAGGTGGTATCGGTGGAAATGGTTCAGGTGGTAACCTGAATATATACGGTGGTGGAGGTAACGGACACGGTTCTTACTGGGCGTTCGGTAACGTCACCGCAGGTAGATCATTCATGGGAGGATCACAACCTTCATCCCATGGTCAAGGAAATTATGCTCACAACCATCAATCTCACTGTGCTTGGGGTGCAGGAGGAAATGGTGGACAGCATGGAGCACGAGGTGCTAGAGGTCGTGAAGGTGTCGTTATTGTTCAGGAGTTTTACGGATGAGTGTTCTTAAGGTATCACAAGTTACTGACATTACTGGACTGGGTGGTTTTGCCCTATCGTCTGGTAACATCACGTGTGCAGGGACACTTAAGGTTAATGATATAAACATTAACGGTACTATAACAGGGTCATCTACACATATCATACCTAGTATGAGTGGTCAGTCAGGAAGATTTTTGAGCACAGATGGCACAAACCTAGTTTGGTCAACTGAGTTCCAAAGTGGTGGCGGGGGTGCAGGTTTCAGATCTATGCAGGTTTGGACTTCTAATGGTACATGGTCTAGACCCAGTGATGTCAGAACTATCAAAGTTGTACTTGTAGGTGCAGGTGGTGGTGGAACTGGTTGCGGTGAGTCTGGTGGTGCAGGTGGACATAGTGAAAGAGTAATAGATGTACAAAACGTTTCTTCAGTTTCAGTCTCAGTAGGTAACCCAGGTGGTGGTACTAACTATGCAGGATGTGGCGGTAACGGAAATGGCACAAGTTTTGGAGGTTATTGTTCCGCCTCAGGAGGATATGGAGCAAACTGTAGGCAACAGCATGCAGGTGGTATTGGAGGAAATGGATCTGGTGGTAATATAAACACCTATGGTGGTGGTGGAAATGGATGGGGTTGGTGGTCAATCTATGGTCAGCATCAAGCAGGTGCATCATACTTTGGCGGTACACAACCATCCAGTCACCAACAATCTAACTACGCACACAGACACCAATCACACTGTGCTTGGGGTGCAGGTGGTCAGGGTTCCATGTTTGGTAACAGAGGAGCAAGAGGACGTGAAGGTGTGGTTGTAGTATATGAATATTATGGTTAATAAATACATCAGAGGTTTCAAGTAACTATTATGGCTAAATGGGCTATCGTTGAAGCATCCTCAGGTGGTCTCAGTGATATCTGTGATGAAGCAGATAAATTTGAGATCTATGAAGGATCAGATTCAAATATGAAATGGGTCGAAGTACCCGATGACACAACTTACTCACATTATATGGCAAATGGTGCTGTATATGACAGTGCAGATGATCAAGATTCCGTTGTAGAAGCAATGTTGAATCGTACTGAAGCATATGGTCCAGTGGGTGACCAACTCGATATGATGTATCGAGATCAAGTAAACAGTACTAATGAGTGGAGAACACACATTAATAATGTTAAAACTAATACTGCTAAACCATCCACAGTAACTCAGACTAAATCGTCAGATCCTAAGAGAGTTCAGTTGGCAGGACGCAAGGCATGGGATCCATGGGTTGACAACTGGGTACCACCAGGGTAGAATATACTGATAATTCTCTTATTATGAAGTTTGCGATTGTTGGTGGCGGTACCGCAGGATGGATGACTGCTGCTACTTTAATAAGACAATTTCCACAGGCGGATCTTACACTCTATGAGAGTGATAAGGTACCGCCTATTGGCGTTGGAGAGTCAACAACTCAATTCTTTAGAGTATGGTTAAAGTTCCTTGGACTCAAGGATGAAGAGTGGATGGCAGCATGTGATGCTACCTATAAAGTATCAGTAATGTTCCATGGATTCCATGATGTAGATGATTCACCATGGCAATATCCATTTGGCATCCCAAGAGCAGATACATATACTCCTGACTATTGGTTTTATAAACAATCTCAAGAAGGATTTCCAGGATCCAGACTAGCGGAGGACTACAACCTAGCAGCACAATGTGCTATAAGAAATAAACTACCTGTTGGTGAGTATGCAAATGAGTATTATGATTTGCAGAAATCAGCAGGTTTTCATTTTAATGCTAGTAAGTTTGCTATATGGTTAAGAGATAACTATTGCTTACCTAAAGGTGTTAAGCATGTAATTAAAGATATAAAGAAGAAACCGAAGGCAGACTTAGTATTTGATTGCACAGGTTTTAGATCTAAATTTAATAAGTCTAAGTGGATATCATTTGAAGATTGGTTACCAAATAATAGTGCATGGGTAACACGTGTGCATTATGATGATAAGGATACCCAAATCAAACCATGTACTGATTGCACAGCATTAAGTAGTGGATGGGTATGGAATGTACCAACCTATGAGACTATAGGTACAGGATATGTATTTTGTGATAAATTCATTTCGCCAGAGAATGCCCGAAAAGAGTTTAGGAAACATCTAGCAAAGAATGTGCAGAGTGATGCTGCATTATATACTGATAAGATGTTCCGTCTTATTAAATTTAAAACTGGTAGAAGAGAGGAGATATGGAAAGGCAATGTAGTTTCTATTGGACTATCAGCAGGATTTATAGAACCATTAGAATCTAATGGATTATTATCTGTGCATAACTTCTTACTTAATTTCATCAGATGTTATAGGGGTAAGGTAGTAACTCAATTCACTAGAGATACATTTAATAACCATTGTAATCATACATTTGATTCGTTTGCATCATTTGTTGCTATGCATTATGCTCTTACTCAACGTAATGATTCACCATATTGGAAGCATATTCAAAATATTAAATATCCATATGATTCTGCTGTACAGGCAGCACAGATACTACATATGGAAAGCAGTTCCAATTTCCATAAAAAATTATCCTATGAAAATTTTAGTAACGAGGGATTATTCTATGTTATTGCAGGTCACAACTGGAATCCATTTACATCACCAATTGAACATGAGATGAGATTGTTTAGTGATATGCCAGATATTCCAGAGGATATCCAATGGAATGAAGAGGAATTTGATAAGATGCCATTACCTATGGATTATTATAAGGAGAAAATATATGCAAGTTGAATCTATTTGTATTGTAGGAGGTGGATCCTCAGGATGGATGACAGCAGCATTGTTATCTAAAGAGCATCCAGAATTAGAAATAGCACTGATAGAGGATCCAAATATACCTACCATAGGTGTGGGTGAATCTACACTAGGACATTTCAATAGGTTTCTTATTAGACTAGGACTAGAAGATAAAGATTGGATGCCATTTTGTGATGCAACATATAAATCATCTATTGGATTCAAGAATTTTAGAGAGGGTAAGGGTGAGAGGTTCCAATATCCATTTGGTAGATTTGAGTGGGATCCAGACCAGATGGATGCTATATCTAATTTCTTTGAGTTGCAGAATGAAATAGGTAAGGATGTATATCCACCAGAAGAGTTTGCAAGATATGCTAATAAGGTTACATACTTAGCAGAATATAATAAGATGGTGGAAGAGATACCTGACTCTAATTTTAGATTTAAGGTACATACAGCATATCATTTAGATGCTAATAAGTTTGGTGAGTTTCTAAAGAATAAAGCATCATCTGTACATCATATACTCGCTAAGGTAGAGAATGTAATTAAGACACCTGATGGTAGTATTCATAGTATTATTACTGATGAGGGTAATACTATTAGTGCTGACCTATTTGTAGATTGCACAGGATTTAAATCACTATTATTAGAACAACACATGGGTGTTAAGTTTAACTCATGTAAGGATATGTTGTTTAATGATAGAGCATTGGCAACACATATTGACTATGATGATAAAGAGACACAGATGGTACCTTATACTGATTGTGTTGCATTATCTAACGGATGGGTGTATAATATACCATTATGGAGCAATATCGGAACTGGATATGTATATTCCAGTGACTATATTAGTGACGAGGATGCAGAGGAAGAGTTTAGAAATTATCTACCAGAATCTGCTAAGGATTGCTCATTAATGCCCATCAAAATTAAACATGGTGTGCATGAGGTGGGATGGATTAAGAATGTTGTTGCTATTGGATTAGCATATGGATTCTTAGAACCATTAGAATCTACTGGTCTGATGACTACACATGAGAATGCTATATTCTTATCTGATTTGTTATCACAGCGTAATGGTATCATTACGGAGCATTCAAGGAGTGTATATAATTTCTCAGCACAAAAGACATACGAGAGCATGAAGATATTCATATCCATGCATTATAGTTTGTCAGCAAGAGAGGATAATGATTATTGGTCTGATTGTACAAATACTATTGAATACCCAGGTGTGAAGGGTACCATGTTACATGGTAATTTTGCTAGTATGGATGCATTAACAGATTATTATGCATTATTAGATGGATTAAATAATAGATTCTATTCACAGAAGAGATTGGATGGTCTGATTTATATTGGAGCAGGTCAAGATATATCTCCTATTAGTAAAGCAATGTATGATGAGAAAAATTCAGTCACACCTGAGAAGAAAGAATATATAAGAGACATACACAAAGAATATCAAATTCATAAAAAAGAAACTATTGAGTGGTTCAAAAAGCAACCATCTCATTACCAATATTTGAAGGATAATATCCATGTTTAATTTATTTAAAAAGAAAGAGGAACCATTTAAGAGGTGGGTGAGATTCTATTCTATACATCCAGGTGTATCAGAAATAAATCCATGGATATCTGCATCTAAACTTAAAAGGAAATGGAGAAAGGATGCACATATTAGACAGGCAAAGTATGAAGAGTCTAGGTGTCCTGCAAAGAAATGGTTTAAGATGTTTGGCACATATAATGACTATAGAATGAAGGGTGGTGCAGAGAGAGAAATTGATCCAGATAGTATCTCTGGATTATTCTCACATGCAGTAACATGTCCTGCTATTGCACAGGTAATGGATACTGGATGGGTGATGGTAGCACCTGCTGATATACTATTGAAATTTGATAAGGGTAACCCAAGTTTCGGATGGTTATCACAAATGAATTTCAAAACAACTGATGACTATGTTAAATCACATGTAGCGGAACAAACAGAGGGTATGAGAGATTTATTAGCACCATGGAAGGGTGAGACTCTACCAAGTGTTATTAAATTAGAAATGCCTTGGAGGGTTATGGCACACCCTGATGTATTATTCATGCAAATGCCTATACCATATTATGATGAACCAAGGTTCACCGTACCAACTGGTATAGTGGATCCTGCATTCAGTTATGAAATCAATCTACAATTATTCTGGCATCAATTACCTAGGGGTGAGGAAGACAGTGAAGTAGTATTGGTTAAGGCAGGTACTCCATTAGTACAATGGGTACCACTTGATAGAAAAACATTCGATATGAAAAATTGGGATGTAATACAAGAGGATGCTAATGAAGAGGATATTGCAAATAATTCTATTATGGACTATAATAGGTTCCAGCATTTTGCAGAAACTACTACTCTCAAAGAGAGGATCGAATTAAATAGAAACGTAGTCAGTCTAAATAAAAACAAAGAGAGGTTTAACTAATGGCAGAAGCAAAAGATGATGTGATGGAGGTTAATCTTGCCGAGAGAGCAGGAGTACAGACCGAAGAGCAGAAATTAGAAAGTGTAGGTGTTATTGAAGGTCTTATTACCTTTGATGAGTTGGTAATGAACTTCTTACAACAGCATCATAATGCTTTGGAAGAGTATAAGAAACTCCAAGCAGCATTAGATAATATGCATTACACAAGTACTATCACTAAGATATCACTTGAAGAATTGCAGACTAAGAAGGATACTCTTAATAAATTATCTGGAGCAGTTGAAGCACTAGCATTATATAAGAAGCATGTAGATCCTAATTGCACTGATAGAGATTTCGTATTCTCAGAGGACTCACTAGAACCTGAGATAAAAGAGGACGATATCAAGGATGAAGGTTGATTTATTATTTCCTACACCATTGTGGACATTTGATGATTGTGGTATAGATTTAAACAATCTTGCTCAATTTTGCCAACAGGTGAAGGATGAAGATGAAAGAGGAAGAACAGCATCAAATGATGGTGGATGGCAATCGTGGGATTTTGTACCACAGGTCATGGAGCAGAAGCATATGCCACTACATGATGTCTATGAGTATCTAACATCTATCGCATACTCTGCATGTGATGATTGGGGATATCAAAAGTATAGACTCAAGATGACTAACCTCTGGATTAATATAAATCAGAAAGGAAATTTCAATCATTTACATACACATCCTGGTTGTCAATTATCAGGTGTATTCTATGTTAAAGTACCACCATGTTGTAGTGGTGAATTAAAGTTTGTTAGAGATATGAAAGACCAATGCTTAAAAGAAGCATGGGGATGCTCAGAGAACTTTGAACACCATGAGAGAGAATATAATAATATAGAAAGATATGTAACACCAGAGGAGAATAAAGCATTATTGTTCCCTGCTTGGTTAATGCACTCAGTCGATAGAAGTGCTAGTGATGATGATAGAATATCATTATCATTTAATTTTAATGTATACTCTGAACATTATGTGAAAAATGGAATCTATCCAAGTCAAGAACCTACTAGGCAAACATTACCACTCTCGCTTATGTAAATTAGTATCAGGGATGAATGGATTCCCATGGTATTTTTTAAGTGATGATGTCAGTTATAGTACTCAAGGGTACGAGTTTGGTGATGTACGATTATTAGAGATACCTGATAAGGAACAGACAGTAGGATTCACACATGTATTGTTAGACCAGAATAATGTTGAGTCACCATGGTTACCACAGTTTCAACCATTACTTGATAGTGTAGAAGATCAATTTGATTATCAAATTGATTGGTTACGTGTTAGATTATCTCTACTATTAAATAATGGTAAGACAGGACATAATGCACCACACACAGATAGTGAACAGGATCATTATGCAGCATTATATTATTTCCACGAGAGTAACGCACCAACAGTTTTCTTTAATCAGATGGATGAAGAGAGTCGTGGTACAATAGAGCAGAGATGGATGTTTGCAATGACAAATAAGGAATGGACAGTAGCAGACAGAGTATATCCTGAACCAAATATGTTGCATATATTTAATGGACATCAGTTCCATGCATCATCTACACCTACTGGTAAGGAGAAATATAGAATAACATTAAATCTTAATTGGACTACACCTCGTGACCTCTTTAACCCTGATAGAAACCCTTAAAACTAAAGATTGGGAATATGATGACACACCACATTTATTCAAGAGTGGGGTGGATCCACATGGTTTGGTAACGTGGAAGGATATAGAATACTGTTTAAATAATCCTAATCAGTTTAACATCAAGTTTATTAATAAACATATTAATCAGTTTATTGAGTATCCTAAGTTTAAGAGAGCATGGGATGCACATGACCAACCAGAGGTCAGAGAACTGATGAATATATTTGCTGATGGTCATACATGTATAATAGAGAAGTTTGAGTATATACATCACAGCAAGCAGTACATATTAAAACAGATAGAAGATATATTTAATGTGCAAGCATCAATGCATATATTTTGTGGTCTAGGTGATACTAGATCATTTAATATACATGAGGATTATGCTAATAATTTAATCATACAAGTAGAAGGAGAGACACACTGGGAAGTATATGAGAACCGTGCATCACATTTAATACCACAGTTAGATTATACTTCTGTTGCTGATAATTTAGGACAGGGTGTTGACCCATCTAAACTGACAATAGCAATTGATCATGTGATGCAACCAGGAGATATATTATACATACCTGCAAGGACATATCATCGTGCGTTCCCTAAAGCAAAGAGATTATCTCTTAGCATACCATTACAACATTTGTGCAGTGCACAACCAGTAGATAGAAATTATTATGATCTCCCCTGTTAATGTGCATCCTTATTTGTATAAGGGTAATTATGATTTTAAATTTGATACCATCAAGGATAGAGTTGATGAGTATATAAATTATGCTAGGGAGAATCCAATGGATGATACTCCTGAGATGGATGGTGGTGTGACTACTGTTGTACAATGTTTTAATGACCCACCACATAACTGGGATATATTCCAGGACTTCAATCAATATGTGTTCAAGTGTGTTGACGAGTTATGGAGTTTATGGCAGTTTCATCCCATGCCTAGAGACTTGATGCAATCATGGATAAATGTACATCCTAAGGGTGCATGGACTAAAGAGCATCATCATCAACATGTTGCAGTAGCAGTAGCAGCATACTTGCATGTACCAGAGAATAGTGGTAGACTATTAATCAAAGACCCACTGGGAGTTTATAAGTATAATGAACCTCTAGTATATGGATACCATGATAAAGGTTTCGATTGGGAAGCAGTTGATGTAGAATCAGGAGATATATTATTCTTTCCTGGTTGGTTGACACATAAAACTGAGGTAAATAGTAGTGAGCATGATAGATATGTCATGTCAATGAACATTAGAGCATTACATCATCAAGCATGAGCAAATTAATATCAGTATATGATACTAAATTAATATCAGATAAGTTATTATATGAGATAACATATCTACCGTACAAGATGATCAGGACTGATACTCCACCATGTGAGAATCAACCTGACGTGGACATGCGTCATAGTTATTGGACACATCAATTATATAATTTTTGTCCAGTAAATAATCCAGATTACTATGAGAATGCAGGACTAGAGTCAAGTAACAATCCTATCTACCTAGATGTGTTAGGATATTTGGAAGCAAAATGCCCAGATTTGCCACCTCGTGCTCATCTTTATAGTGCATATATTAATGTCTTAAAGTATGGTAATTCACCTGCTGTACATGTTGATGCACCTTATCATGTGGATAGTAATAAAACTGTATTAGTTTATTTAAATCCAGAGTGGAATTGGAATTGGGGTGGTGAGACTATGTTCTTTGATCATAATCTTGAAGCAAAGAGAGTAGTATCATTTAGACCAGGTAGAGTAGTATTATTTGATGGTAGACTACCACACATGGGTTGTGCACCATCAGCACATTATCTTTATAACAGATACATTATGGCATTCAAATTTATGGATCCAGATGTAAGACAGAAGTTATTCGATAAATATGATATGGAGAATCACCCACCAGTATTTGATATGGGTGTGATGGGATTTAGTCCTAAGGTAACAAAACAATTATGGGAAAACAATGACGCAGGAATCTGACCCTAGATGTTTCAGACAATTATTAATTCCATCTGAAATGAAAACATTAAGAAAGGCACTTTTCATTTATCAGGGTCAATTATATAAGAAATATGGTAAATTAACTAAAGAACAACGTGCTGAAATTGAGTCAATTTATGATAAATTACATCTAAGATGAATCAACCTGAAATAATACCTGCATTTAGTCAACCAATATACGTTAACACCGTAGAATTGGATGACTATTTAATATCTGAGGTAGTTAATTCACCAACAAATGATGATAGTTTTCATCACGATCCTACCTATAAAAGTAATGGTAGTATGTCAGTTGATAGACAATGGTTACAATCTCATCCAGAGATTAGAAATATTGTTGAGGAACATTTAGATAATTATGTATTTAATGAGTTAGGAATAGGAAGACAAAGACATCAATTAATCCATACATGTAGTTGGGTTAATATGCACAAGAATGGTGATGTTGCACAAGGTCACACACATACAAATAGTATGTTTAGTGGTGTTATGTATTTCAAAATACCAGAGAATAGTGGTGAATTAAGATTTCATTGTCCTGCTATTATTCCTACCTATGTAACACAAACAGTATTACCAGACATAGTTAGATCTAATGTATATAATATGAGAGAGATTGATATTATACCTGAGGTAGGTATGATAATAATATTTCCATCACACTTAGCACATAGTGTTAGTGTTAATGAAAGTAATGAGCAGAGATATTCAATGGCATTTAATTATTTTATGAAAGGTCAATTTGGATACGATGATAACTCATTAACAATATGACAATTCCACTATTATTAGCAGAGGCAATTCCTTTGGAAATTAGAAACATTCTAAAGTCCCTAAAGAAGGGCATGAAGGTTAAGTTAAAAGATGGTGAAGTAGGGACAATTAATTTTATATGTGACCAATATATAACTGTTAGTTGTAATAGACATGATGACCCTAATACTATGCATGGATATAAAGAAACAAATGTGTTAGTATATCCTGCTGATTGGGATGATATTTATATTGAGGATGAGCATTTTTATAACCATAAGAATTATAAAGGTTATATCAGAGAACATCCTGGAAATGAAGATTTGCCAACTGATATTACAGGTATGGACAAATAAAAAATATTGTGATAGAATTATATTATATTTGAATTAAAGAATGAGAAAGTGGTGGAGAGTCTGGAAGTATAGTTTAGGGAGTTTTAATGATGAGACAACCAAGAGGTATGATAATATTGTACTCATTATTCGATCTCTTATCTTTCTTACTTATCTCGTCACTAATTGTTTTATTGTTAGTGGTGTAATTAGACATTGGAATGATTGACACAGTATTATATGGTGATTGTAGATATACATTGCCAACAATAAATCATAAGTGTAGGATGTGTGTTACATCACCACCTTATTATGGATTGCGAAATTATAAAGGTGCAGATAAACAAATAGGTTTAGAGCAATCACCTGAGGATTATGTTGATGAGTTAGTTAAAGTATTTCGATTAGTGAGAGATATATTAACTGAGGATGGGACACTATGGGTTAATATAGGTGATAGTTATTATAACTATCGAGGTGGTAAAGGTCAGGCATTACCTAATCAATCATTTGGTGGTGACCAAGATTTGCCACAGATAAATCCTAGACGTGGTAATAAACTAGAAGGATATAAAGAGAAAGATTTAATTGGCATACCTTGGATGTTAGCATTCGCATTACGTCAGGATGGATGGTATCTAAGACAGGATATAATATGGAATAAACCTAACCCTATGCCTGAGAGTGTAAGAGATAGATGCACTAAATCACATGAGTATATCTTTTTATTATCAAAGAATCAGAATTATTATTTTGATGTGGATAGTATTAAAGTGCCAACTGTTGATGGTAAACAATTAAAGAGAAAGAAAACAGTATGGGATGTGAAGGTTAAACCTAACAGAGCAACTGGACATCACGCAGCATATCCTGAGGAATTAATAACACCTTGTATATTGGCAGGTAGTGAAGAGAATGATATTATACTTGACCCATTTATGGGAAGTGGTACTACAGCAACCGTTGCCAAGGGATTTGGACGTAGATACATCGGATGTGATTTACAAGAGTATTAAGTAATGTTACAAATAAAAGACGTGGCGTAAATATATGTTATATTAAGTATGTCAAACAAATACTATTCATAAAATGACACAGACTTTTAAAACAGATTTAATATCCGACCTTGAGACAGTAACATTATGTGCTATCAAGGATTTAAATGAGTATATCACCGACTTTAGGATATATGGACGTAGTTTACAAGACTACAAGAATACAATGAATACAGCAGATTTTACAAAGTTTTTCCAATATATTGTAAATGATGCTATTGAAGATACAATCAAGAATCTAGGTATTGATGCTAGACGTGAAGAGGTATCAGGATATGATTATGTCTTTGGTGATACACCAGTTGAATTTAAATTAATGGGTGGAGACAGTAAGGCATCATTTGCTACTGGTAATAAGACATCACACTTTGGTGGTGCAAAGACTAACATAGTATGGACAATTAAATATACATTTAATGATAATCAAATTGATTCATTTGGTATGGTTGTTATCGATACTAACTTAACAGAGTCAAATGTATGGAAGTCATCATCAGGACGTAAGGATAGTTTCTCAACACTTGAATTATTAGTAGGTGAAGAGAATTGTATATTATCTCAAATAGGTATAGTAAGACCTGCAACAAAGAAATTACATTTCTTACCATTACCTACTCAACAAATATTACCTGTTGATAATGAAGTTAAAAGTTTAGACTTCTCAGGATTTGAGAAGATGAGAGATTTATAAATCTCTTGACAATATCCGAGGATGCCAGTATAATAGGGTATCCTCTATTAATGTTGAATGCTAGAAGTTAATAAAACATACCATATTAATTGCATTGCAGGGATGGAGAAACTTGATGATAAATCAGTTGATTTAGTTGTCACGTCACCACCCTATGATGATTTAAGGACATACAATGACTCTAGTAGTTGGAGTATGGAAGTATTCTATGCAGTTGCTTGTCAACTGGAGAGAGTATTAAAAGATGGTGGTGTTATAATGTGGAATGTGAATGATGCTACAGTAAATGGTAGTGAGACAGGCACAAGTTTTAGACAGGCATTACATTTTAAAGATGTATGTGGTTTAAGACTACATGATACTATGATATATGAGAAAACAGGCATTGCTTTTGCATCAGGCAGTAAGAGTGTTAGGTATTCTCAAGCATTTGAATATTGCTTTATACTATCTAAGGGTAAACCTAAGACAGTTAATATTATCATGGATAAACCTAATAAGTGGGCAGGATCCACATCATGGGGTAAAGCAAGAAGTAGAAAGAAAACAGGTGAATTAGATATTAGAGAGAATAAGACAAATCCAATCAAAGAATTTGGTGCTAGGAATAATATTTGGAGGATTAAGAATTGTGGAGGATTTGGACAATCAAATAAAGAGAGTTACAAACATCCTGCAACAATGCCAGAGGAGTTAGCATTAGGTCATATTCAAACATGGACAAATGAAGGTGATTTAGTATTGGATCCTTTCATGGGTAGTGGCACAACAGCACAAGTATCCTTAGAAAATAAGAGAAACTTCATTGGATTTGAAATTGATGATACATACTATAAAATGTGTCTAGATAGAATGAAACCATTGCAAGATAATTTATTCACAAGATTAAATGACATTGCGTAGTAAAGTTTGGGTATCACCCAAATCTGATAGTGCTAAAGACAAATATTTAAAATACTTAAATAGTAAGAATATTGTAAGATTAGAGCATAAAAGAAAAGACAGATGGTTCTTTTCATCTATTGATAACCCTGATTATATGTTTTGGGTAGATTATCCAAATGATAATAATTGGGACTATAAGGAGTTAAACAATGACACCAATTAATGTAACAGAAACAGAGCATCCCGCAGCGATGCATCAACAAGATGTAAATTCATGCATCGCTCATTTAAGAGATGCAGTAGTTGACTATGTAGAGAGCGAAGTTGTAACTCCTGGAGAATTTGTAAATTGTGTTAAATCAGCACTAGGAGATAGTATAAATCATCATCAACAACGATTAGATTTGTTGAGAGATGTTGAGCATCTATTGAATCAAACATCTAATAAGGAGTTGTTAAATGAAGGGCAATGAAGGAGACGAGGCAGCGAAGGCACTTGAAAAACTAATTAATTTAACTAAGAAATACTCAGAAACTGAATTGGATGAGGATGGATTAAGAGAATCAATTAGTGAGAGAATAAATGCAACAAATGAGTTGAAAGATATTCTCACTAAAGCAAAAAATGCTAGAAACAAATATTATCAACAATGGCGAGCAAGTGATTAATGTATGACGTTAAAGTTATAGATGATTATTTCCCTGAGTGGTTAGTTAATATTGTGAGTAGGGATACTGAGCAAATGCCAGTAACCTATACTAACTCACCATATAATACATTTGATAGAGCAAGGTTCTTTGGATGTATGATGATAGAGCAAGATAAACCAAAAGACCATCCACCTTATTGGTTTAATGAATATTTTAATAGATGTATGTATAATGATATATTGAAAGAATATGAAATAACTAATTGCTATCGTATATTATTAAATGGACAACTACCTAATATGAATGGATGCAATCATAATGATGCAGACTCTCAGGATTACATTACAGCAATTTATATGGCACATGGCACAAGTGGTGATACTGTTATAGTTGATAACCACGATTGTGATTATAAGAGAGTGCCATTTAAGGAAGGAAGGATAGTTATATTCAATAGTAGTATATGGCACAGAGGTGAAGCACCTAAGGAAGGATACAGAGTAACACTAGGAGCAGTATATCCACTATTCAAACCAACATTATGATACCAACACCAATATTTGAATTAATTGTTTTAATTATGGGCATTATATGGATAAATGTGTTATTATCACATTTAGGTGTATATGATGATGAAGAATGAATCTGAATTTAAATCAACTCAAATATCTTAGAGGTGTTTTAAGTATCAGTAGAATGTATAAACCCTATGAGGATAGGGGAGATTGCAATGTTCCTAAAGGATGTTTATGGAATGATGATAAGGAAGATTTATTCATTCAAATTGAAGCAGAGATAATGAGACGGTTTCCAAAGTGTCCACCTTGGTCACCATACGGTCAGTTTTCGAGTATAATAAAAGAGTCAAGGAAATTAAACGAGCAAATGACTTCAAAAGCACTCACAAAAGCAGATTTCGACCTAATCAACCTTGTTTTTTCAAGTGCAGCAGCACTTGATGTAGATGTGAAACTTGTTGATGATGGTGATACCACACACGACCACTTTTCAGATGTGTGGAATAAAGTTATCGATGGAGGTAACTAATATGTCATCATTACATCACGAGTCACTACTTGAAACATGCTACGAGGAAGCATGGGTAGATTTCGCAAAAACAAATAACCTAACATTTGACCAACTGGATGCACTAGACCAAAATAGTGAGTTAGGTTACCTGCCAGTAATAGCAGAGGATGCACAAAGAAGATTTGAGGAGTTGTGCAGATGAATAAATTTGAAATAACATTTGATGAGCAATATCAACTCATTAAATTATATGATTTACTTAGGGATAATGGCATGATAAATGACCTACCTAATGAAATCGAAACATTCTTTGAAAAACTACTGGACTAATTAAATGACACTAACCAAATCATTATTCACACCTGATGAGATACAGGATCTCAAAGAAGAGTATGTAGAGTTTCAAATTAATGAAATGACTTCTGAAGAGATGGCAGATTACATTCGTGATGCTGAATTAAAGAAGGTCAATCCATTAAGTGAAGACCAACTCAGAAATGAAATTGATGAGTATGATGAGTATTTGTATGAAATACTTGCAAATTATGTCAAGGATGAGGAAGATAGTTATAATGCATTGCTAGAATTTCAACACGATAGACAACAAAACATTTATTTCGACTAATGGAAGTAATCATCACACCAGAAAATGTCACAATGGCATTATCCCCTAAACAATGGGAATTAACTGATAATCAGTTAACATCACTTATTGAGTTTATCAATGAGAATAACCAATATAATGATGAAGAAGAGACTATCGATCATTGGGATGAGATAGCATACAAATTAATGCAACAATGGGACTATAGGTATGCAGATGAAAAGAGAAGATACATTCGAGAGTAATATGGAGAATTTTATAACAAGATATGCTAACCAAAAAGGTTACACCACTAGGGAATGCTATACACCTATCAAAGTGCAAGAAGTTCCTGAAGCATTCAAACATAAATATTCATCATACGATGAGTATATTGATGCTCTCGCAGATTACATTAACGGTTATTAATTATGGCACTAAGTAAACAAGTAAAAGACAGTTTAGAAGCAGCATCCGAGGATTTGAGGAATGCGTTGGCATTTAGTGCCAGATGTGAGAAACCTTACATATCAAAACATATTGCAGATATGTTATCACAAATTGACAATATAATATATGTTGTCCCAATACTAGATAAAGTGGAGGAGATGCAGGATGGCATCATTGATGATAACTAACGGAGTGTTAGATGTTGATGAATTAAAGTATTATGAGGACATTTATATTACTGATGATAATATAACTGTTGAATCCAAACAATTACCTGCTTATACTATAGTAGATAATACATATTATACTGGTGAAACTACTGAAGGATACAGAGTAAATGCTAGGATTAAATGTCAACTAGGCAATCCCGAAGGGATGCAGAGATACATGACAGCAGGTGATAAAGTATTAAATCCTATGATATTTAATGGTAATGTATTATGGACATATGAAAAGATAGGTATGTTTGACACAGTAGCAGATAGTAAAACATTTATTGAATCATACATCAATGAGGATGCAACTAAACTAATCAATGAGAGACAGCATGATGTGTGACAGTTGATAAAGAGTCCAATACTATGCCCAAACTTGCCCACTTGTGCTTATAATATGCAAGTATCAATCGCATTACTTGCTTAATGACAGTAACACGCACTAGAAGGACTAGAAAGGCATCACCTAAGAAATCCCCTGCTAGACCTAAAGTGACTAAAGTTACACCACCTGCAAGACCTGATACACTTCTCAAATTTGATGACTACAAAAAAGACATCAAATTAAGACTAGAAATCCATAACTATGAGATTTCAGCACTATGGGATGATGTTAAATGGTCTTATGATAAAATCTCTAAGTATGTCAAATCATCATATGATAAGGCATTCAACCAGTAGATAAAGTGTCACAAGACCCCTATCATGGGGTCTTTTTTCATGTATAATAATAATATGAGATGAAAGTTATGCGGATGCACAATTAAGTGCTAGTCAACCGAGCAACATACAATCATCTCTTTCAATTTATTATTAAATCCCTTGATTTCACTTAGACCACATCAATTACGAGCATTAAATTCAATGCAACGTGAAGATAAGGGACAAATAATAGTGCCAACTGGAGGTGGTAAAACATACATTATGATTAACGATTACATTGCTATGTTACAAGAATGCAATGAAATTGAAAGTGATAATGTAACAGTAGTTGTTGCACCTCGTATATTATTAGCACAGCAATTATGCGATGATTTCTATCATCAAGTCCCACAAGATTTAAACATATTTCATGCACATAGCGGAAGGACTTCGTTTCCAAGTTCTACTAAATCAAATGAAATTGCAGAGTTTGTTGATAACAATCATCAAACAATTATATTCACAACTTATCATTCATTGAAGAAAGTTGTGGAATCTGATATAACAATAGATTGCATATATTTTGATGAAAGTCACAATGGCACAGCAAGATCATTCTTTGAAAGTGTTAGTAACTGTAGTCAATATGCAGAGCGTTGTTATTATTTTACAGCAACACCTAGGATATCATATAAACATGATAGAGGGATGAATAATAAACATATCTGGGGAAATATCCTGGAATCCGTCCCTGCACCTGAGTTAATTGATGGTGGAAGTTTAATACCACCAACTATAATTCCATTTGAAGTTGATACTAACTATGCTAAACATAATGCACATGTTCATCATTCAATTACTATACAAAATGTTATCGACAGTATAGAATTAGAGGGTAGCAAAGTGTTAGTTAGTGTCCCATCATCTAAGGTATTAATTAACATGTTATCACGCACATATTTGATAAAAGAGTTAAAGAATAAAGGATACGATTTATTACACATTACAAGTAAATTTGGTGCTTATGTCAACAACAAAAAAGTCAATCGCTCTCAATTCTTTGAGACTCTCAAGCAATGGGGTGAAGAGAAAGAAAGAAAGTTTATCATCTTTCATTACAGCATCCTATCGGAAGGCATCAATGTTAGTGGACTCACTCATACGGTATTCTTGCGAAATCTTAATATCGTTGAGATGGCACAGAGCATCGGAAGAGTTATTCGTATGGATAAACAAGATACCAAAGATATTGCAGAAGGCACTATTGATAGTGGGGATATTAATAATTATCGCAAATCCACTGGTTATTGCATTATTCCTACTCACAAGAGTTATGGCACTAAAACTCTCAAAAGAATGCAAAGAATAACGGATGACATTTTTAGAGATGGAGTGCATACCACAGCATATTGTTAAAATGTGTAAACCGCAACCAGTCCGTGTGCCACCGCACAAAGTGTCCACTAAATGCGGACAAGGTGCGGAAATCGGTTATAATAAGAATATGGGAAACAAATTCATCCCTGAGACTCTTAATTATCCACTTGGTAAACAGGTTAGCATAGAGTCAAAGAATCGAATTTGTTTCTCTCACCTATCAACTTTAATCTCTCTCTTAACATGCGTAAAATTGAATCTGAAATGAATGCAGCAGTAACAAATCGTTACAACTTCAGCAAGTCAAACACAACTGTTTCAATTAATGACAGAATCGCTGAAGTCAGACTTCATGGAAATTTAATCGCTAGAGTTGGTGACAATTTCGTCCAAATCTTTGATGGTGGTTGGCAATCAGTAACCACTAAATCCAGATTAAATGCATTATTAAATGCAGTAACACCTAACGGTGGTGTATTTCAAAGAGATTGGACTTGGTATTACAACTCAAGCAAAGTTGGCACAGTGCCATTTTTCTCAGGTATGGAAGCAGCATAAACCCTGCTCTCACCTGAGTTTTTACTGGCATTTTTGTATCCATAAAGAGTTTACTTATTAAATTAAGTCGGATGAAGCACCTCTTAATGTAAGTCCAGTATTGTCCCTTTGCTTATTAACAAAATGTCAAACAATGTTGCATTTAACTTTCTTGTTGAATCTCTATCTAGAGCAGAAACAGGTAACGAATTAATCGCACTAATTGACACATACCTTGCAAATCAAGGTTAATTAAATAATAATGAGGGGTGAAATTCCCCTCTCATTCTTAACAATCTCTCATGTTAAATCATCTTTCAGACTTATTAGAATCATGGTGTAATAGTCAGCAATTAGAGTTTATTAGTGCTGACGATTTACTGCATGGTTATTATCAACAATTAACCATAGATCAACGTGATTGGTTAACATATTATATTGAAATATGGGATAAAACACAACAATTTGAGGTGGGTTAATCATGTATAAAAGTGAAACATTAGGACGTATCTTTTGGTGTGAAGATGATACTTATGACTTCAAATCATGTCCTATGAAGTTAGATGGCACAGGCGATTTTGACTATTGGGATTATGTATCAGAGTGGACAGAATGGCATGAAGTAGATATGAATTTACTCTTTGATATTCACAAAGCATGTATATTTAATAAGAGAGAATATGCAGGTAGTATAACATTTAATGGAGTATAATCAATGCACTATCTAACACCATACGACATAGGAATAGGAGACAATGTGTTATTTAATGGTATAATGTATTATGTCTTAATTAACTACATTAAAGGTGAAATTGATGCTAAAGGTTATACACCAAACAGCAACAGAACCATCTTAATTAATAACACTTATGGCACAAGAGTTATGTGTCATAATTATAAACAACTAGAGGTAATTGACTATGAGTAAATCTATCACATCACAACTAAGTGATGAAGCAATTTATCAAATACTAGAGATAATTGCAAGTGAAATTGATAATATAGATGATAAAGAGTTATTCATTAGTATGGAGGATTAACAATGCAAAGTGATGAATTTGAAATCAAATTACCCACTTATTTTACATGTAATGAGTATAAATTCGTAAGGGAATGTATTCAAAATGCACAAGATAATTGGGATAAAGATAAATATCATACTTGTGATATTGTCCTTAATAAGTTATATGAATTAAGTGAAACTTGCATACAAGATAGAATCAATTAACCTTTAAACATTCAATCGCATTATTAACAATGACAAAACTAAATCCTCGTCCAGTTTATAACAATCCTAAGAAACCAGTTGTTAACAACAATGTCAACAAATTCCCCAGATTAACTAATCAAGAATGGGATGATATTATAGGATTAATTGATGATAAATTAGAAAGGCAATATTATGAATGTTACCAAACAATAAAGGACAAACTAGAATCATATAGGCAGGAAGACGTAATTGTCAACAGGTTATGTGACACTAATATTAGTGACTACGATAGCATCCCAAATCGCTATTAATACATTATAATATTAGTATAGACAACAAACAAACCTTATGAATCCAGTATTAAAGCAATTCATTGATTACATTTTTTCATTCTACGGATGTCCTGATGATGTCCTTTACCCATTAGTTAAGGATAACAGGATGGTAACCAAACATGAAATTTATCAAGCAATCAAAGTTTATATTGCTAAACTGGAAACCGCATCCGCAGGATCTTTCTATACATGGGGCGGTGGTGATTCTCTAGACAGAGAAAGAGTAAGGGATATTTTAATCTCAGATTTCAACTTCACACTTCAGTAAACCCAATTCTTAATTATTATGTTAAACAAATCACTTCCTAAAACAGCACTAACCAAACTACAGACAGATTTATATAATATTGCATCAAATCACGATGGAATTTTAGACATGATAGTTTTTGGATTTACTCAAGATATGGACATTGCCACTATCAAACACTATCAGGACATGTTAAATGTCAATTTTCCAGAGCAAACAGCAACACCCGATGACAACCCAGTCAGAGGATTAAACTTTTAAACTAACAATGTTAATTCCTACTTCTTACTTAGATAGTAACACTTTATACAAAATCTATCAAACAGTAACTAACAACAAACCAAAACCACAAAGTGTTTACAATCCCCCTAGAAGTAGAAAGATTTCAATACTTAATGATTAAACACTAAGTATTAACAATTCACTCACAGATCGCCAAATTTTTTATTAATCAAATGACCAAACTTTCCACTCTAATTGATAACATAAACAACACACAAGTTGTAGAGCAAAATGTATATAAACTAGCAAAATGTGTAGATGCTAGTTATAAACAATCATATGATTATCGCACTATTAATTGTGAAGTTAAAAAAGGTAAAAAGTATTGGAAACTAATATTTGACAATAGCGTTCATGCATTTGTAGATGTAAACAATGGTGACGTATATAAACCTGCTAGTTGGAATAAACCTGCTAAACATGTGAGGTATAACTTATTAACTAATCCAGAGATTTGCCTATCTAATTGTGATTGGGCAGGAGGATATTTGTATATAAGATGATAACAACTACACAAGGATTGCAAGGGAGTTTTCCACACTTTGCGGAAGTATTGTGGAAAAGTAGTGTATATTTTAAATGGTTAATTAAACATAGGTATGTGTTATTTAACGATGATAATATAGACTCTAGTTAGTGTTATCTAAGAGCGTAACATAGCGAGATTTTTTTGTCAACAACTATGGAGAAATATGTCAATCTTCGCTAACACCTTGACATGACACATTTTTTGCTATATAATAACAATGTAAGCACAATTACAATGGGAAGATCTTACAAACGTAACGACCTCTATAATACAAATAGAGCGAAAAGTTTGAGAGAAAAGAGAAAACAATCCAACAACAAGTTTAAAGGAGTTACTAACAACAATCCGCACAATAATGTGGAAAAGTATCACAAACCCCGCCCCTAATTGCCACCCTATACTATGCCTTTCTTTGCCCTTTTTTGCTATGTCTAAAATAACAACTATTCAGACAATTCCACCAGTAAATGTTAAATTGTGGTCACACGGTTCTAAACACTTTTGGGCATACGATTACCCAGGAAATAGTAAGAACGGACCATTTAAATCTGAAAAGTTAGCATTACTTGACGCAACCCAATTCTCCAGTGATTCTTAATGACAATTCCACACAAATTGCAGTTATTACTTAACACATACGATAAGGGATTACTACCCCCTGATTTACAAATAGAGATGGCACAGTTCTTAATAGATTGTGACCTACATAATGAGTTGAGACAGTATCAACAACTATGCGACTATTACATCGCTGAGGGTATATGTTATGACGTGCAATTAGCATGACTAATTAACACATAGTATGCACACAGTTATTAACAATTAAGACAGTTAATTTCTGTGTGTATGTGTATATTAAAAAATCGATAAATGCTAACCTACAAAAGTATACCATCGATATCAAAAAATTTTCCCAGTAAAAAATTTCTCCAGTATGGTTTTAAACCCCAGACAAGAAAAGAAAATCGCCCTGCAAGAAACCTATAAGGATTTGGTGGGTCTTCCATGGCCTGCTCGTAGGTATCCAGGGTGTTACGATATTATACAGAAATACGCTAAGGCACAGTTAGACCTTGACCTACCTAACTTCTCAGGAGTCTACCAGTCATTCGCAGATGACGCTGTAGCACAGGCAAATGGTCTATGGATAGAGAAACCTATATGGGGTGAAGTATTAGACTTTACAAACCTACAGAAGGATGACCTATTATTGTTTAGGTTATATACACAGGAAGGAAGGATTGTTACTCCAGAGAATGAGCGTATACCTAATCATGGTGCTGCTTACCTAGGTGATGGTTATATGCTACATCAACCATATAAGGAGTTAAGTCAGATAGTAGACATGAAAAGTAGTGGATGTAAGATATACCAGACATCTTGTGTAGGTGTAGTTAGGAATAACACTACATAGCAATAGACAACTGAATAATAAGTTAATGAGCAAAAGGTTTACTTTACAGATAGAGGAGACCTACGACGGTGATTGTTATGTTAACATACCACAGGATTTAATGGATGAATGTGGATGGAAAGCAGGAGATGTGCTAGAATATGAAGAAGAGACCGATGGGTCTGTTATCTTGATTAAAAGTGAAGAATGAGATATAATCAAATATGTTTAACGCTACTTGTGATTATTAACTTAATCAACTTAATAAAAAATTAGCGTTTGAAAAAAATAAAAAAATCGTCGTGGAAACTCCAAAGTTTAAGAGTGATGAAGAATTCATCGCTTGGGCATTACAAAATATAAGTGAAGCAATAAAGAATCTATCCAGTAGAATAGAGGCTTTAGAGGGGGCAATAGGTAGAATGCCTCCCCCTGGTGCTGATATGATTAAGTATAAAGTCCCAGGTGATGATTCCTACTCTAATTTAAAAGAGTTATTTGATAATCTGTATAAGAGGATAAATACCTTAGAGAATAATAATAAAACGTAGTGCCAGCTTATATTCAGGAAACAGGTCGAAGTTTTCCGAATCCTACTAAAGGCGGTGGTTTTAACCAAGTCTTTAAACGTCCCTCATCAGGTGAGTATACTACTCATGGAGATTACCCTGATGTAGGTAGCGGTATGGACTATAGCATCACCTTTGAGGGTGCAGGTCCAGGCACTATGCCTATGGGAAAAGATATTGTCCATTATATTGGTGATGATGACCCTACTAACGTTACCAGTGGTGGTGGAGAAAGAAGAGGAGTCTATAGATGGTATAGAGGGGTCAAAGATGACCACATGTATACACAAGACCCTCAACAAAAGAAATCAGACTTCGGTTGCGAGAATGAGTCTTGGAGGACAGCAGCAGGAGGATATAACTCAGAACCTAGGCAAGGGACACCTGTATTCTATGTAATGAGAGAGCAGGTACCTAATAGTGTGCCACTCAATACCTATTACAGTCACTGGCCTGACGATTCACAACTGACAGTAAGTAGTAATGTCCCTACTGGATTAAACGGAGTAGGTTGTGGAAGAAACAAATATTTTAATACTGGTAAGTTAGGGTATGCCTTTACTTCAGAAGCAGATGCATTAGCATACTGTAGTGGTGGAGAGACTCCTGTCCCTCTATATGAGTATCTACATCCCGACCCAGACCATTTCTATACAATAGACCCTGCTAATGAAGTTAATCTTAGTGGTGGTCCTATAGCACCTAAACATGCCTATGGTGGAGAATACTCCTACCTAGGCATTTTGTGTTGGGTATTTGCTGAACCTCCTAGAGATGCACCTACCGATACTATAGTAGACGTAGGTAATATAGGTCCAACTGGGCAATCTCTTAACAAGAGTGGTTGGTATGACTACACTGATGATGACCAATACTCCTATGGTGAGTCTGGATGGGGTACAGGAGGGTGGTCTGAGTTCATGTATAGGCAAATGCGTGACTCAAACAGTAATGCAGTAGAGGGTCCACCTGCTGTTAACGGTTGGGGTAACCCAGATAACGTAGATATGCTATCTAATGATGCTCAATTTGAATGGGCTTATGGTTTATCTGGTGCTGTAAAGGGTGCTGTGCCTAGATTCCTCGGTTTTGAGGACATGTATGATGCTCAATTCGTCTTTTATTTGTTTGATACCTCCTTCCCATGGAATGGTCCTATCTTTTCTACACAGTATATCCTCTCAAATGCGAAATGTTGTCCAAATACTACTGACCCAGAGGGTTGTCCGCAGTGTGCACCAGTATGGACGTACCATTCTCACTTCTATGAGATACAATCAGACTCATGGGAGACTACAAAAACAGAGATTTCCATACATGATGAGAGTAGTACGGGTGTAAAAGAGTCATTCTGGACTATAGGAACTGAATCTACTACCTTATTCTTCCGTTATGTTACCCGTACAGGTGACTTTAACCGTGGAGATAAGATAAATGGGTGGGATATTGACGCAGTTTACTACTTTGGTGATGAATTAAAGTGTGGAATAATGGAATTAACGTGGGATCAGGGTAGTGGTGCAACGAAAAATACTTTTTCTTATCAACAATCCTTCACTTCTACGGATAATGGGGAGATAGAAGTGCTTGCTGGCTACGGTGTACCCAATAAAGCAGCGTTTTGTGGCACATATGAGTTTCCAAAGAAGATATCTTACTGGAAAGTAGAGGTAGATCCACAGGCTTTGATACCTCATCGTAAGATGGATGAGGCAGAAATGCGAGCTGTAGTCGGAGATGATGGTACAATCGTCGCAATAGACATAGTTAATGGCGGTAGAGGGTATGTTTTAGAGGATACTACCATAGAATTGACGCATCCGAGGGAAATGGATAACTTCTCTGCTACGGATACAGCAGATTTTATGGAAAATAGTATTAATAATGACACGGATTACGATAAAGCACTCGGTAATAGTCGCACAGAGAAGGGATTTAAGCGTAAAAACATGGAATCTGCTGTAAAAGCGTATGGAACGCATAGCGGAATCGTGGATTTGAGTAAAGATAAGAATAATGAGCTCTATAAACTGAAAAAAGCAGTCGTAGAAGTAGAGAAAATAGACGAAGCAGGTACAATTAAGCGTGTAAGAGTCGTAGATGGTGGTGCAGGATACAACCAAGCGAATGTTCCTACCGTAATGATAGTGCAACCAGAGAAAATTAAGGTATCAGAGGACGCATCTCAGGATGAAATAGCCGCAACTGAGAAAGGAATGCAAGAAGCATGGAATCACGAGTTTACGGATGGAGATGTGCAACCAATTTCATCTACATTTGACAAAGAAACCATGGGAATCATCGGATCTTCCATGGGAGTCTCCCCACAGGGAGAAAATTCAGGATCATCTGTCTATGTTGAGGTACCAGACTCCTATGTAAGGGCAGCTAGTGACGGTGTAGACGACGATGTAACCAAATTATGCATGAATATACCCGCAGAATGTATTAATGTAGATGCTAGGGGTTATATTTCTGATGCTATGCCTGATGAAACCCAGTTTGAAATCATATCTGGAGCAGATCCAAACGGTATAGGAGTATTTGAGAAGGAAGTGATGCCATATGCATATAGTGGCACTGCTCAAGTAGACCAATACTCAGAGAATGTCTCCCACTTATACGGTCCATTTGGTAAACAGAGGTGTATTGAGGTAAGACAACCTAAACTTTACAACATAACTCGTTGGTTTGATATGCCATGTGCGTATTTGGATGCTAACGAGGCAGGTGAGCAGAAGGCATTTGGTTATCTACCCTTTAAATACTGTGGTTCTGAGCAGAAGGATGCAACCTTTAGAGTATCACTTAGTTGTGAGGGACGTATAACTGGTAGTCAAGGTGGTGCGTGTATGGATTTCATACAGAGTTTACCTACTCCGTATCTACAACAGAAGAGACCTACACCAACAAACAATAGAACATGGAATTGTAGACGTGGTAATGTACCTGGTAGGTGTTACCGTGATCCTAGTGACCCTAATGACATTGTATTTGTGCCAGTAGGTTTGGATGAGAATACTTACGACTATAATAGGAGTAACTTTACAGAGCTAGAGCAGTTACAAATGTGGGCAGGACAGAATATTACCAGTGCAGCCGCAGTGCAGACATGGTTAGGACACCCAACCGCACAAGACCCTGCTGGTACTCCGCACTCTGTTGATTATACTGAGCTTACTGTTGCGTCATGTAGCGGAGGAGTCCCGCCAAATGAGTGTTGGGATACCTATGTGCGTGGAGTAACTGCGTCAGACGGTCCATTAGTAGTGTATAGTGAGTACGATGCGAACGGAAATGGCGGTGGTGGTAGTACCTTCTGTCAGACAAGTGAATTATATGACTCTTGTGTTGCACTAGATAAGTGTATGGATGCGTCTATTGCCATCAACCCTAAGCGTATGACTGGTAGTGGCACTAATGCACGGATGTTAATGGGTCCGTATAATGGAACTATGACCGTGCGGAATTATCTTACTGGTGGTACTATTGCACTAGATAAGAGTATCAAGAATTACGGTAACCCATACTTTGATGAGTGTAGTGAGGAGAATGCGTGGACAGAAGGCACACAGGTTAACGAGGATTTATAATGGCATTTGGATTTTTAAAACCAGTTGCATCACTTAACGGACTACCTTGTAGTGGTCACGGACTTTGTTTGCCTTCTACTATACACTCTGTGCAGAGTTGTGGTAGTCCTCCTATTCCTTATTCTATTGTAATTAAGGAATTTACATGTTGGTGGCCTCCGCACCCTACGGTTCCCTTCTTCCCTGTTACACCATTACGTGCTACAGTGTTAGTGAATCGTATTCCCATCATGTTATTGGGTGATACATTCATACCACACATTGCTGTGTGTACCAATATAATTGTGTACATATGTCCTTGTGGTAAGGCAATGTGTCCAACGCCCACTCCAATCCCTTGTAGTGTCCTTACAATCGAAGATGGTGGAGGAGTCGGTCATACTAGAATCTGTATGGCAACGACCTTTACTGTATTTGCATTGAAGCGACCTATAGGTAGGATTCTGGATCCGTTAGGAGTTGGATTCTCAGGGTTTAGTTACCCTTGTTCATCTGTGGTTGCATTTGGGCATGCAACTGTGTTAGCATCATAGTAGTTTATTTTAAATTATGGCATTATACTCGTCAACTGGTGGATATATTACTCCTCCTGCAAAGAAAACAAGACAAGGAAACTCGAAAAACACAAAATTGAGTGCTACTTCTCGTAATGGAGCAAGAAAAAAATATAGGGGTCAAGGAAAATAGTCGGGAAACCCTATAAATAAACATATTGGCACTAAATATAGGTAATATGCCATCGTATAGGTTCAGATCTGAAAAATATATCAGTAGAGGGTTTAAGGATTTAGCAGTCTCTTTTAAACCAAACCCTTCTACAGGAGATTTTGGTGTGGTCAAAAATGAAAACGCTATAAAACAGTCTGTCCGAAACATCATATTAACAATGTTTGGTGAAAGACCTTTTCAATATGAAATTGGGTCTAGGGTTAAAGCACTATTGTTTGAGCCTTGGGATCCATTTAGTGCTGATAGTATGAAAAGTGAAATTCGTAATGCTCTGGATAGATTAGAACCAAGAATCGAAGTTAACCAAATTAAGTTAAGGGATGATTCTGATATAAATTCCATCCAGGTTGGTATTGACTACACTATCGTGGGTCAAGAAGAAATACAAAACGTCGAATTTCTCTTAGAGAGAGCATAATGTCCGCTATTCCATCACAATTAACGTCGTTAGACTTCTTTGAAATCAAAGAATCTATCAGATCTTACCTTAGAACTCGTAAAGAATTCACAGACTACGACTTTGAAGGTAGTTCTGCGTCATATTTGATAGATATTCTTGCTTATAACACTTATTATACTGCCTTTAATGCTAATATGGCATTAAATGAGGCATTTTTGGAGACTGCTACTGTTAGAGATAACATTGTAAGGATAGCAAAGCAGTTAAATTACACTCCAAGGTCTATAAAAGCAGCTAGAGCATGCTTGAGATTGGTTGCACAGACAACAACATCTCTAAATGGCACTACATTCCCAGAATTTTGCACATTACATAAAGGTGATGTGTTTGTAGCAGAGAATGAGGCTGATACTTTTACCTTTGCATTGACAGAAGACATCAAAGTTGCAGTAGATTCATCTAGTGGAAAGGCAACCTTTGATAATGTATTGGTATATCAGGGAAATCTGCTATCATACAACTATACAGTTGATTATACAGTCAAGCAGGACTTCGTAATACCTGCTGAAAACGTTGATACCTCTCTTTTGAGAGTAGATGTATCTCCAAATGCTCAATCCTCTGAAACTGACACCTATAGTCAGGCAGCAAACATCACATCTACTGATGCTACCTCAAGGATTTACTATTTGGAAGAGGCAGATGACCTTAGATACCGTTTAGTCTTCGGTGATGGGGTTATTGGACGTAAATTAATCGATGGAGAATACCTTACTCTCACCTATGTGGTAACAAATGGTGTTGAAGCTAATGGATGTAAGAATTTTGACTATATTGGTTATATAAACGACTCAGATGGTAGAGCAATTAACCCTTCTGCTATCACATTGATTACCAAAGACGCTGCACAGGACGGTGAAGAGCACGAAACCGCACTTTCGGTTAAGTTTAGAGCACCTAGGGCATATGCAACCCAAAACAGGGCAGTTACTGAAACAGATTATGAGCATATCGTCTCTGAAATCTATCCACAGGCAGCTTCAGTGACTGCTTATGGTGGTGAGAAGTTAAATCCACCTGTTTATGGTAAAGTTTATGTCGCTATACGACCAAAAACAGGAAATAAGCTTAATGAGACAACAAAACAGAAGATAAAAAACGATTTGAAGAAATATTCAGTCGCTTCTATTGAACCAGTCATCATTGACCCAACTTCTTTCTACGTTATTCCAAAATCTTACGTTTATTACAACGGAAACGAGACTGGACTTACTGGATCGCAACTTGGTACTAAAGTTTTACAGTCTATTGATGCTTATAACAGAAATGGACAGAATAACAGGTTTGGAGGACGTATAGACGGCTCTAAATTTGGTGCAATGCTTGATAATAGCGATACCTCCATTGCAGGTAACGTTACACAGATGACTTTGGGTCAAAATCTTGATAAATTTGCTTTTGGGCAAGTTTTCACACAATGTTTAGATTTTGGTAACCCACTTTATAACCCATCTAACTATTCTGGCAATCCAGATGGAGGAGATAATGGTAATGATGGTGTTTCATGTAAACCTTCCTTCTCTGTTGCTAAATCTGGTACATTTTATGCCACAGGATACACAGAAGACCTTGTAAACCTTACTTTAAGTGATGGTGCTACTGCTGCTGCTATATCAACTCCTGGTTTAAGCACAAATGTAACAAATCAGGTGTTAGTACCAGTAAATATAAGAGATGATGGATCAGGAAACCTCATTCTAGTTACTACTAGAGATGAGACTGAATTGGTACTCAATCCTTCCGTTGGAAGTGTAGATTATGCGGCTGGAATAGTCTGTGTTGGACCGATTGCAATACAAGGCACTCCAGATGATACTGAAAGACTTCCAATTCAAGTATTACCAGCTGGTGGATCAATTAATATCCCACCAGGTGTAGATCCAACAATCTTTAACCCATCAGTCAATCCTATTGACTATACAATCAACGATACTGCAATCCCCACCTTCGATCCTAACAACTTTAATGGTTTCAATTTCGGTGATATTGGGGGCATAAATATTATCGATTATCCAACTGATACGTTCACGTATCCAGTCAGCGACTCCTGTTTCTAAGAATAAATGACTCCGATAACCAAGAATATCAACGTCTCTGATAGGGTCGAAAATCAGTTACCTGAATTTATACGCCAGGAAGACAGACAATTAGTCAACTTCCTATTTGAGTATTATAAATCACAGGAAAAAACTGGTAGACCATACGATATCCTCAACAACTTGATGAGGTATCTTGACCTTGACAAATACTCATCAGAAGAGTTGTCAAGTAGCACGAGCTTGTTAAAAGATATTGGGGTAGATGATACTAAGATAGAAATAGAGAGTATTAATGGATTCCAGACAAGAGATGGATCCATAATGGTTGATAATGAGGTCATTTACTACGAGGGAGTCACTCGTGGACCTGACGTTATTATTACACCTGGTATTTCACTTCCACAGTTTAATAAGAAGAAGCAACAACTAGAAAACCCCTTCACATCGTTTGATGGTGTTGAAAGAGTCTTCCCATTAAGTTTTTTAGGTACTCCTATAGCACCTCCTAGTGCAGAGCACCTAATTGTAGTGACATACAACGATATGCTGATTCCTGGATCAGAATATACCGTTAATGGCACTAATATATCATTTACAAATCCACCTAGAGCAAGAACAGGTGCAGATGATTCAGAATTTACTCAAGTAGTATATTTGGTTGGATATGCAGACCAGACAATCGTTACTGCTGACCAAATCCCATATCAAGAGTGGCAGAATACTCAAGTTTATCCATTAAGAGTTAATGGACAGTCTTATACTCCAACTTCTGATATTGGTTTAGTTATTAATAAAAATGGTAGGTTACAAACTCCTCAAGACGACTATACCCTCTTTGAAGACAAGGTTATCTTCAAAAACCCAGTCGGTGCTGCTGACCTTATCCATATTAGGTCTGTTGAATATGTTGCTCCTGCATATGGGTCTGGAGCCTCAGCTATTGCTCAAGTTGACACTATAGGTCAGATTGAAGCAATCATTCCTAAGGATGGTGGTAAGAAGTATCGTCTAGATTTCGCTCCTAAGGTTGCTATAACCCATAAAGATGGTATTAGTGCTACTGCAAAGTCCCTAGTTGGTGGTATTAAGGATATTAACCTTATAGATGGTGGACAAGGGTATTCTTCTTATAACCCACCTATCCCAGTAGTCGTAGCACCTGGAGATCCTAATGGATCTATTGCACAACTAAGTTTAACAATTAATGATGTAACTGGAACAGTTGATAGCGTTACTATTACTAATAGTGGTAGTGGATATGACTTTATTCCCGCTATTTCCTTTAAGAATCCTTCTGGTGCTACTATAGGTGCACCTACTATTGACGTAGAAGGTAGAGTTAACATAGGTAGCATCCCTGTTGTCACTATGGGTAGTGGATATAGTAATCCACCTACAGTTTACATTGATGCAGCACCTGGTGATGGTATCAATGCTCAGGCAGTCTCTAAAATCAACCAAGATGGTCAAGTATATGAGATTACCGTTGTTAATAGGGGTAAAGGATACATTACACCTCCTAGAGTAAAGATTGTTGAGCCTATAGGTGCTCAAGTCCTCGATGTAACGGTTGCATCAGGAAGTGTTACAAATATTGAGATGTTAACAGGTGGTAGCGGTTATACAGACGCACCATCAGTCTACATAGTTGACAAAAGGGTTGATGGATATGGAGAACCAATTGGAGGTACTGGTGCAACAGCAGTTGCCACCATTTTTAATGGTGAAATCACCGATATCAACATTACTAACTTTGGAACTGGTTATTCCGAGTCTGAACCCCCTCAAATCTATATTGCAGAACCTAAATCCGCTAGAGCATCGGTAGATGTAGGTTTTGACGAAGTAACTGGATTCGACATCCTAGAAAAGGGCAGTGGATACTCTTCTTCTGCCTTTTTGCAATGTTCTCGTGGTGTTTCTGGTCCTGTTAAGTATGATAACCTTCATAATGAGATATATGCCACTGAAGCGAATTTAAGACAGTCGGATCACCATGCAGGTGCTGCTGTAGTCAATTTAGACACTTTATTCATCAAAGAAGTCTTCGATAAGTTTAGAAGGCAGTATTTGCCGACTTTAGACATTGATTTTGCAGCAATTAACCCAGTTCAGGTAATTAAGAATATTACCGACTTCTATATCTCGAAAGGTACTAAATTATCGACTCAATACCTCTTCAAAATTCTTTTTGGTGAAGATGTTGACCTTTATTATCCAAAAGATGAAATAATCAGTCCATCTCATGCAACTTGGGTTGTAGACACGGTTTTAAGAGCCGAATTGATGGAAGGAGACCCAAATAATCTAATTGACTCCCAAGTTAACCAATATGCCGATGATGTAGACCCTAATGTTACTGCTGCGTCTGCATTGATTGAAAACGTCATTACAATCATCGAAGGAACCGATACAATCTACGAATTGGCGATTTCTGAAGAAACCTTGGTTGGAAGCTTCATTATTCCTTATAAAACTCGTCTTGTTGAGCCATTAACGACCACTGGGCAAATAATCACTGTTGACTCTACTATTGGATGGCCTGAAAGAAATGGTACCATAAGAATAAATGATGAAGAAGAAGTACAATATAAAGAGAAATCTCTAAACCAATTCATTGAATGTACCAGAAGCAAAAACGGAATTGTTGAAGATTGGGATCCAGGAACAATAATTCAGTCCGATATTTACGTTTGGACTAACTTTGGAACAGCACAGCAATGTAAGTTAAGAATATTAGGAATTGCTGAAGCAGGTACTACAGTTCTTAATGATACAGGGTCATATTACCTTCAAGGAGATAAACTAAAGGTAGCAAACCTTGGATCTACTGCTGAGGAGTTAAGACTCCAATCTTGGTTATATAACGTCAAGAAACTTATCCAAGTTACCACTATAACTCCTGGTGGAGTTAATAACCAGACTGCGACTGTAGTTTGCGGTAACCCACATGGATTATTAGTTTCTGACCAAGTTACCATATATGGTGCTAACCCAGTTGTCTATAATGGCACATTTACGGTTACATCACGTATTGACCAATTTACTTTCTCTTATCAGATAGCAACACCTACAGAGATAATTCCTACTGGTAATATTCTCTTATCTGTTGACTTAAACAGAGGTAAGTCTGATGTAGTATCAATAAACAAGGTTGTTAGTGAATTTACAACTAACATACAGAATGCATTTTTCAACGATAACTATGTTTATGTTGCTGCTTCTGGTTTACCCAACTATAAGATTGGTCCTTTCACTGGGTCAGCTCTCATCCCAGGAAACCAAAGGAAACTCTTAAGATTCCCCAGAACAGTACAAACCGTCTCAGAAAGACAAGCAGTTGCTCCAGGTACTCCAATAGGTAGTTGGGTCAACGGTGTTTCTATATGGTCATATAAGTCTCCAGACTATATCCAGTATGGTCCTTTAACCTCTGTTAGTGTTACTAGCGTTGGTGAAGGATATGATGCAGGTGCTAAACCCAACGTAGAAATCACTGGGGGTGGTGGAACAGGTGCTACTGCTGAAGTTATAGTTAATGGTAGTCTTTCATCATTTGATGTTATAGAACAGGGTAGTGGATATACAGAATCACCTTTAGTATCAATCGTAGGTGGCGGTGGTATTGGTGCTACTGCTCAAGCAGTTATTACAGGTGGTAGAGTAACAAGAATTTTAGTTGAGCAACCAGGTTCAGGTTATACAACTCAACCCCTAGTTTCTATTACTGGAGGTGGAGGCACTGGTGCGACTGCTACTGCCAGTGTCCGTGGACCTATTAGTAGTGTTAGTATTACAAACTTCGGTAGTGGATATACTTCACTCCCTGACATTAAAGTTAACTCTGGTGAGAATGCTTTAGCACAACCAATCGTATTAAATGGTAGAATCGTTTCTATCGCTATTATTAACTCTGGTAATTCCTATACAACAGCACCTAATGTAATAATCAATGGTGATGGATTTGGTGCAATCGCTAAAGCAACTATCGGTACAATTGGTGAAGATAAAGGACGTGTATTAAGCGTTTCTATCACTAACCGTGGAATTGGGTATACACAAGGTTTAACAACCGTCAGACTCGAAGCAGTGGGTCAATTAGCGTCATTCCAACCTACAGTTTACCAATGGAATAGAAACCTTCAATATGAATTGGTAGACAAGTTTGATGGTGCAAGTGGATATGTATTTACTGGATTTAACAACCAGTTTGGTGGTGAATATGCTCACCTATCAGATCCTAAAGAATTAAGATATGTTGTTGGTGATAACGTATTCTTAAATCCTGTTACACAGAATTTCCAAGAAGTTGCTTCTAACTATGACCACTCACCTATTATAGGTTGGGCATTTGATGGAAACCCAATTTATGGTCCTTATGGTTACATTGACCCAACTGACCAGAATAGTGGTATCAGAAGGATGCGTACATCCTTCAAATTGAAGACTAATGTTGTATTTGATGCAACTACTAATCCTAACCCTTCTAGGGTAGATGGACCTCCTATTTCAACATATGCTGCTGGAACATTTGTTGATGATTACTACTATGATTTCCAATCTGGTGATTTAGACCAATATAATGGTCGTTTCTGTAAAACACCTGATTATCCAGATGGCACATATGCATACTTCGTAACTATCGATGCTAGTGATGCAGGTATTTCTGAATTCCCATATATTATTGGACCTCAGTTTAACTCACTTCCAGATTCATGGAATATGAATCAGGCAGCAACACAGGAGAATATTCCTGATGGTGTTGTCCGTTATAGAGATCCATATACTGATGTTGACATTGATATTGACCGTCAACCAAACCAGACTGCTGATGTCTTTACTACTGAGATAGAAGGTTATCCTATCATCTTTGAAATACAAGACTCTAACAATGATGGTTTAATTGATGCTAATGAGCAACAAGAATTATTAGAGATGTCTGAAGAGGCAACTCTACAAATATACGATTATTTCCCAAGAGTATCAGCAGAATCTAGAGTTGATATTGAAGTTGAGACAACTACCCAATTTGAGAATGCTCAGATAGATGGATTCGTTGTTGAAAACCCAGGTGTTTCATATCAGGTAAATGACACCATATTCTTCGATAATGAAAATACTGGTGGATTTGGTGCATCTGCTCTTATTGAATCTGTTAAAGGACAGAATATAATTGGTTATCAAAAAGAAATGATTGGTGACCGTCCTTACGGTGTAATTACTACTGACGTAGAGCATGAATTACGTCAACAAGATGAAATCATTGTAAACTCACGTCCTGTTATTGATAATACTAATAAGACGTTTAGAGTTAAGGTTGTAGCAGGTGTTGAGAATATTGCTATAACTCAATCAGGTACTGGATATAATACAGATATTCCTCCAACATTTGAGTTAATTACTGCATCTGGGCAAGATGCTGAGTTAGCACTTGTATTAGAGAATACAGGTCAAGTTAATGCTGTTAATATCATTAACTCAGGTAATGGATACGATTCTGATAATCCTCCTCAGATTAGGGTATCACATCCACAACAATTTAAGAAAACAAGGTATTGGTTATCTGAATATCAAGAAGCAGCAGGTACAGTCAGTATTAATGATATTGTAACTACTGAAGAGCGTTATACTTATATTTGCGGTAGCATCACTGAGACAGATGGTGATATGGCAGCATTCCTTGCCAAGTTTGATGATTTAGGTCAACTTGTTTGGGAAAGAAATCTTCTTCCTCAAAATGCAGGTCAGAAGAAAGCAGAATTCATTAAGATTCTAGTTGACGCAGTTCCAGAGAATGACCTCATATATGTTGTTGGACATACTTACGATCCAAACAATTCAGCATATAATCCTGATATATGGTTAGGTAAGTATGAATCTGGATTTAATAATGCTAATGCTCCTGATGGTATTCTTAAATGGCAGAAAGCGATTGCAGGTATCAGTGGTACTACAAGAAGGGATTGGGTAACTTCCTTAGCACTCGACCAGGAAGGTCGTATCTATCTTGCAGGTTATACAGATAGTAACTCCATAGATCCTAACGATATGTGGATTATCCAGTGTAACTTGGATGGTGACCTTGTAGAGAAGAGAAAGATTGCATCTGCAACTGATTCTGAAATGATTAATCAGATTCAGTGGATATCTGATGATAGATTCTTCATGGTTGGTCAAAATGACGAAAATGACGATTGTATCTTCGGTGTATTCTGGTTTGACGGTGCAAACCTTGAAATTGAATATATTCGCCAAATTCCAACAATAGGTGGATATGTAAGAAATCCTAAATTCACTATTGACGAATATGACGATGTAATCTTAGTTTGGGACGTATATAACGGTGCAGCACAGAAATATGATAAAGTCCAGATTAACAAGTTCCCATTAGCTACAGCATCTACTTCATGGACATGGAGTAAGACTGTAACTATTAGTGGTGATATTGACGCTATTAGACATGCAGGAGTTAATGTAGATAAGTTTGGAAATTATACTTTAGTTACTGATGTAATAGAAGACCAAAATCAGAGATATGCGATATATCACTATATCAAATATGATGGTAACGTAATTAAAGAATCTAAAGTTGATGATACTACAAGTATCGGATTCCAAGCTATAACTCACTCAGTTGATAATTCTGGTGATGCAATAATGGTTATTAACAGACAACAGTCTGACCAAATTGCAGCATATAGATTTAATGATGATACTGATTTAGATTACGACTTTACTAAGCAGAATAAGGCAGCAATGACCTTCTATTCTCCATCTGACGCATCATATGATTCATCATTCTATAAGTATGGCACTGGTGCACTTAAACTAAGTGCAGTTAACCCAGTTTCTCTTCCAAGTCTTAATCTTCAATCTAAAGAGTGGAGTTTCAGAGCATGGTTATCCATGAATTCTACTGCTCATTCTACAGATCATAAACCACTTCTTTGGGATATTCTACCAGTAGCAGGTGATTCAATTCAGGTTGAATTGGATGGTGATACTAATAGTGCAAACTATGAGAAAGTTATAATCTATGTAAACTCTGTGCAGGTTGCAACTTCTCTTCTTGCTACTAACTGGACTGCATTTGCAGGTGCATCATGGGTGCATGTTACATTCCAGAAGAGAGAAGAATCATTAGGTCTTTATCAATATGAAGTCTTTATTAATGGTGCTTTAGTTTGTAACTTCCAATCAACATCTGATATCAGTGTTGGTAGTGCAGTCCTTTGTGGTAAGTCTGCTGGACCTACATCTAACAATACATTCATTGGATGGGTAGATGACTATGTAATTGATGATTTTGCTCCATATCTTTCTGCTTATAGTGTGCCATCGGCCGAGATTGAAATTACTACTTCAAACTCTGATTCTGCCTTAGTTAAATTTGACAGAGAGCATACTAAGAGAGGAACTTATGCAATTAGTGGTTTAGACAATTATACACAATTAGACTTTACAGATAATGAGATTACAACTACATGGGTTGATGTAGGTCAATCTGCTATCAGTCCATGGACTGTTGGAGCAGGTGGTTTACAGATTCTTGATATGTCTCAGGTTGTTTCTAATTTGAATCCTGGCACATATACATTTACTGCTAATAAGTTTGAGTATGGTACTAAGACTTCTACAATACCATCTCCTCTAGGTAAGAAACTTATTATTGAACCTGAAGTAATCAGTAAATTCTATATTAGAGATGCTCTATATCAGAAGATTGATAATGTAATGGAATTCACCTTCAGTCAAAATATTAAGTTGACTAAAGGATCAATACTTCAACAATTCAATAGCTCTGGTGTTACACAAGCATATGGTACTATTGTAAAAGTTCCAGAAGGAACTCTCCTGAATCCTGGATATGGTAATAAGTATCAAGTTGGTAAAATATATGGTACTTTTAATAACACTGACCGCTATAGGACAGTAGCAAATGATATTAACCAGATTGAAGGAACTTACTTTAATACAGAAGAAGAGGAATCACCTTGGGTAGCAAATACAGCATATACTGCGGGTGATAGAGTATACGCTGATAAGAAGATTTACGAAGTCCAAGCAACAGGTACTTCTGGTACTATTTCATTATCACATACATCTGGTGTTGCTAGTGATGGATTATTAAACTGGGCATTTATTGATGATGCAGGTAAGTTTACTGTTGACTTAACACAACATCCATATCCTAGACCTCAGTGGGTTGGTATGGATATGCCAGAATGGTTACCAGATCGCTTATATGTTGAGGGACAAAGAGTATGGTGGAAACTTAATGTATATGAAGTAGCAGTAGGTGGTGCAGGTGTAGCAGGAACAAATGCTCCTGTGCATGATACTGGTGATGCATCTGATGGTGGTGTAACATGGACTCACGTTTCTACTGAGGAAGCAATCAGCGTCTATAGTAGATTGATGGGTTATGATATGGGCAATAATTATACGGTCCAGATCATGGAAGTCCATCCTGGTTCAGTATACATTCCAGATGACGTTGTTAGTTTAAATGCAGGAAATATAACTCTTGCTGAAGATGAAAAGAGTGTAGAGATATCTGGATTTGCTTCAGTTAAAAAGATTCAAGTTACTGCACGTTTAGAGAAAGATATAATTAGGACAAATAGTGTAAGGACAGAATTTGTCTATTGCACATCAAATACTGCTCATAATTTTAACGCAGGTGATATCCTCTTTACTGAAGGATTCAGTACTGCACAATTTAATGGTAGTTTCTTTATTGACCAAGTACTTGGCACTAGAGAATTTACATTTGCTATTAGAGCAACTGCAAGTAGTGATCCTGCGTTTATTAATAATGCTCTTGGTGGTGTTAACATCTATGCAAAACACCCAACATTAGAGTTTACTAGAAATCATCAGTATGTCTTTGACCTATCTGACTCTTCTAACTTTGGATATTACTTATCATTCTCTCAAGATAACCAATACAAACTAGAATACTCATTTAACAACATTGAAAGAAATGGAACTCCTGGTATTGCAACAACACCAGCTCCAACAGTTCAATTCTCTGTATTAGGTGAAGTTACCAATATTTCATACTACTTCGATCCATCAAGGACTGGTGCTGATTCACCAGTAGGTGTAAACAGTTTTATTGATGTCATTAAAACTCCTTTCGATGGTAGATTTACTATCTCAGAAGTACCAACTGATACATCATTCAAATTCCAACTCCTTAAGGAACCTGAAAGGACTAATGCTGAGGTTGGAGAAGATTATCTAGGTAATGATTATTCATACTATTCAACTACATCTGTAAGGGCAGTTGGACCTATTAATACAATTCAACTGGTTTCTCCAGGTGGATTCTATCAGAAGTTACCTATCATTAGTGATATTGCATCTTTCAGACAAATTGAGAAATGTGTTGTAGTGGATGGAGGTACTGAATATGCTCCAGGTGTTTACTATGATGTGCCTATTGCAGGAGATGGTGAAGGTGCTAAATGTACTGTTACTGTTGAAGTAGATGAGGAGATTGGATCAGGAACTATTACAGGTTGTGCTGTAACTGACCCAGGTAAAGGTTATACTATTGCATCTATTGATATTGATGCTATACCTGGAATATTAGGAGCAACTCTTGCTGGATCTGGTGGTAGTGTAAATGTTGTTATTCCATCAGAAGGTAGTGGTGCATCTGTATTCTTAACAGGTACTAATATTGGTAAGATTAAGAGACTGAAGAATAATGAATTTGGTTTCGGTTATTCACATGACTATACTTTAAAACCAGAGATTACCTTCCCTGTTAACTTACAACTCTTCAATACATCAATACTAAGTCAGATTAAGATAACTGACCCAGGTTCTGGATATACTTCTACTCCTGCTGTTGTAATAGAAGGTGGTGGTGGATCAGGTGCTGATGCAGAAGCAATTGTTAAGAATAATCGTCTTAGTGAGATTATCATTAAAAACAGTGGTGCTGGGTACTCATCAGAACCAACTGTTACTCTAAAATCAGAATTTAACTATGTTGTTAACTTAGACCTTAACTATCTACAGTTTAACTTCCCACATGGTATTACCACTGGTGCAGAAGTCCAATTCCGATCTGATGATGTTGGTAGCACAGAAGGTGAATTACCAAAACCATCTACCGCAGGTTTAACTAGTTTAGTTGCTGGTCAGACATATTATGCTATTGCTGGTGAGGTAGCTGGTCTTGAAAATGATCAATTAAGATTTGGTCTTACTTTAGCTGCTGCACAAGGTGGATCTTATATCACATTCTTAACTCAAGGATCTGGTAGACAGACACTTCTAACTGAGGTATTTGGTGGTAAAGCAGTTGCTGTTATCGAGACTTCAAGATTCTTAGAAGGAGAAGAAGTATTCCAAGGATCTGCTACTGAGACTTCTACTGCAAGAGGTAAGGTTTCTACTAACACTGGTTGGCAGATTGGTCCTAAGATTCTTAAGATCGTTGACTATGAAGGTGACTGGGCAGTTGGTGAGAAGGTAACAGGTGAAATATCTAAAGCATCTGGTGTTATCGATAACTTCTCAATTGCTCGTGGTGTGCTGAATATTGGCTCCCTAACGAAGACACCAGGCCGATTTATTGATGACGTTGGTAAACCATCTGAGATTGTCCAGAAGATTCAAGATAGTTTCTTCTACCAGAACTTCTCATATGTTGTTCAGTCTGAGATTCCTATTACAGAATGGAAGACACAGGTATTAGAAAATAACCACCCTGCTGGTTTCAATATGTTTGGTCAGTTACAACTGACTGGTGGTAAGGACGTATCTGGACGTAAGATCGGTACTGAGTTTACTAAGAAGGTTAACATTAACAACTATAGTAATGTAAACCAGATTACATCATTTGGTGCTGCTCAACCAATCTATACTGATTATAACAATACTGAAGTTCTCTTCCGTAAGAAGCGTTTAACATCTTCTGAGGAGATCTTAACTTCTATTGTTAAGAAGATGGATAATGTCCAAGATCAGTTTGATGGTATTAAGAAGTCATTCCCAATCACTGTTGAAGGTGAAACTGTAATCGTTAAACAAGACCAGTTGATGATAACTCTGAATGGTATCATTCAGTCACCTGGTACTGCTTATCAAATTGTTGGTGGTAGTTTAGTATTTGCTGAGCCACCTAAACCACCATCTAAGGTTAACTATAGAACTATATCTGTTACACCTACTACTATCTACAGAATTGCACTTTACAATGATGGTGGTGGATCTAACTATGGTATTTTCCCAACATTAGGACAACAAGTCCAAGGTGCTCTATCAGATACCATTGGTACTGTTATTGATTCAGGTACTAATCATTTAGACGTTATTAATTTAACTGGTACCTTCCAACTTAACGAGCAACTCAAGAGAGGTGAATTATTCGCTGCATTGATTGAAACAGTTACCCCTCTTAACACTCCTACCATATTTGAGTTTGGTGAATCACTTACTAACTTAGATGGTGACACTGCATACGTTGAAGAGACTAACGTAGATAATCAAGGTAATGTAACAGATAGACTAGTTGTAAGTAAGACTTCAGGTACTCCTAAGTTTGAAACTGGTATATTTGACTTTAGACTTAATGAGTACATTTATTCTGCCTCATCAGGAATCGCAGGCCAGATTACATTCATTGCTCCTTATCAAGATCCTATTAATGGTGAAGTTGTTGATGAATTGATCATTAACAAAGGAACAACTTTCTTCGGACTACTATTCGAGCGTTTAGTTAGTCTTGAAAATCCTAATGTCATCTTAGACGACATTTCACAGTCTTCTATTACTCCTACCGAGCTTTATGATTCTAGTCAAAGAATTAATGCTGACTTCTTGAATTTTGAGCAAGTAAGGACTACTGAAGTCACTTATAGTCAATTAACTGGTGGTACTTTAACTGATGGAATGATTATCCGTAATAAGAAGGCGTTTTACGGAAATCCAGTTTCTACTTATCATGGAATCGCTGCAAATAGATTCCTTGATGCAAGACGTAATATTTCCAATAATAAGCAAGAAATCATCGATTTTGCAGAAGCTGCAATTGCAATTGACTATCCAGACTATTATTTCCCATCTGACATCATTACTAACTCTTGGAGTCGATTTAAAGACGCTTACAGGATGATTCAGAAGAATAAGGCAATGATTGCTGGAATGGCGTTTGATGACATGAAAACTCAATATCCTTCATCTTCAATTCCTTCAGATGCGAAATGTAAGCGAGATCTTGAATATTTCATCGATGCAGTTTCTATAGACATCTATGCTGGTGGAAACCGCTATTCTCGTAAGTTTGTCCAACAATACTTCGATGAAAACGGAACATTCACTTATGTTAATGCTGAGGTTGCAGAAACCAAATTTGCTTACGAAAAAGCAAAAGATCGCATGAATGTTGCGATTGCAAACGGATATTCAGGAACAATCAACGCTGTTAACTCTGGTGACTCTTGGACTGCATATCAAGACCTTACAATCACTGCTGACCAATCACCTGGCGATCCTTACGGTACTGCTGGATCTAATGCTTCAAATACTGATTCTGCAAATTGCTCAGACGTTCAAGCTGCAATTACAACCTTACATCAGTTTATCAATGAAGTATTGAATAATGCAAGTTTAAATGATCTTCCTGCTGAAGCAAGTGGCACATACTCACCACACCAAGAGAAGTGCAGAAGAGACCTTGGATACATGATTGATGCTATTGCTAATGATGTTGGACAAGGTGGTAACTTTAATACAGTTGAATTCACTAAAAAATTCTTCGATGATGCTGGTACTCCTTTAACTAACGGTATTGTTGGAGAAGAGGCAGAAGCAGTTCATGCATTTACTGCTGCTGGCACATTCATGTATAGAGCGATTAATAACCTAATGTATTGGAAGGATCTCTCTGGACAAGGATATAACCTTAATGATCCTACTACTTACTCTGGTGGATCTGCTCCTGCTAATAACTATGATCTTAACTATGCATCTGGTAATAACCAAGATATCAACAATTGTGCCAATGTTAAGTCATATATCGATACCTTAAGAACCATTGCTACAACTGCAATGACAGCAGGTAATTTAACCAATGTTAATGCTCTTGCTGTTACTGATGGTACATTTGAAGCAAATGAAACTATTAGGACAACTAAGATCGGTTATAAGGATAAGTCAACTGGTTTATTCGTAATGGGTGACCAGATCAAGGGTATGACTTCTGGAGCACTATTCCAGTCAATCGGTGTTAATTCTGGTCTTAAATGGTTATTCGCTGGTCCTGTAACTGGAGTATTCCAAGCAGGTGAATATATCACTAACTCTACTCTAACTTTCACTAATTGCACTCAAAGTGTAATTGTTAAGAAAGCAGAATTAAGTGGTACTAAATCCATCTATATTCCGACAAATGGTGCATTAAGCAGTCCTGCTTCTTATGATTACGCCTTTGGAACTGGAGACTTCACTATTGAAGGTTGGTTTAGATCTGCTACAAATACAACCCTACAAACACTATTTGACTTCCGTCGTTTAAGTGCTACTCAAGGTTTAAGAATTGTCCAAGATGCACAAGCAATTAAGGTTTATAATGGCACTACCCAACTATTAACCAGTGGTAACGTAATTACTACAACTGGCACATGGCATCACATTGCTATTAGTAGAAACAGTGGAGTTACTCAGTTATACATTAATGGTGCTCAACTTGGTGGAAACGCTGCTGACACTAACGATTACCTCTATGCTGCTCTATATGTTGGACAAGATTTCAACGGTGCTACTAATTGGTCTGGACACGTTGATAACGTTTGCATCTGGAAGGGTGTTGGTGCTTATACAACTGGATTCACTGCACCTACTCAGGTAGATTATACCAATGCTAATATCGTATTTGGTCTAGATGGTGAGGCACCATTTATATTGTCTACTGAGGAAGTATACGCTAAGTATAGTGGTCAGAGATCATCTTCTACAACTGCTAAGAGAATTGATTATGAAGGATTAGCAATCATTGCTGAGGACGTTGATCTAGGTCGTCAGGAATATAGAGACTGTGCTGATATAATTGACCTTAACGGTGCTTACATTGCTGAAGAAGCAGTGGGTCGAATGAAGGCGGCATTTAGTGATTTCAACATTCGTGGTGATGTCCCTGCTCAAAACAGTTATGGTGGTACTGATACATGTATCAGAGATACTAAGGACTATATTCTTGGTGCTCTAATTAAAGACCTTAGAGAAGGTGGTAACTATCATACAATCTATACTGCTAGGACTTATCTAACAGTTGGTGGTAAGTTAGACTTCATTGGAGAAGAGATTCTACAATCTTTATATGTTTGGAATGAAGTAGCAAAACTTACTAAGGAAATAATTACTACAACTAGTGCAACTCTAACAGGCACATATACTACAAGATATAGAATACCTAACAACTTCACATCTCCTGCATCACAGAATGTCCAAGATGAAGTTGATACTTTGATGACTGATCTTCTTAAGGTTATTGCACCTAACGATCAGAGATTTAGAGAAGGTGGATTCCAACTTTGGAAGAATAGAGATTATATTGCAGAAGAGACTGCTGGATATATTCAAGACAAGTATCAGCAAACTATTGATGGTGTTGTCTTTGACTTCTTAGAGATGCCTGGATATGGTCAACCATATTGTGAGAGAGATATTAAGGACTTCATTATTCCTGGTGTAATTGCTGACTTAGTTACTGGTGGTACATTCCAAACTCAAGCTGTTATTGACAAGTATCTTGATGATCAAAAGAATATCCTCCATGTTGAGCATGAGCTTGCTGCATTGAATGATGCATTTGACTATACTAAGATGCTTGCTATGAAGGCAATTAATAACCTTCTAATGTCTCCTGGTGAAGTTGCTGGTGCATTATTAGATAATGATGGTGCTGCTCTTAATGCTGCTGCATGGGCACATGAAGAATATTATACTCCTCAGTGGACTAGTAAAACTGCATATAGAGATTCTGCAATCGTTAAGGATACTGAAGGATATCCTAACAACCAGAACAGAGCAAACAATGATAGGTATCTTGATGCTGCTGATATGATCTGGAATAACAGATCAGTTATTGCTAAGGAATGTGTCAGCATAATGAATGACCTTTCTAAGTATGGAAACCTAATGATTCCTGATGGTCATGTTAACTGTGAAGATGATGTCTTAGACATGATCGAAGCAATGGTTCATGATATACGTTTTGATTGTAATGAAAAGGTATGGGATGCAGCTGCATTATATGTTGAGACAGAAAATAACTCACTTAAGCATATTGAGACTGAGTGGGAAGCATCTATCACTGTAGTTAAACTTCTAAGAGATATCTTAACTTGCACAATGCGTAATGCATTTGGTGCAGATTATGACATGACTCAATCAGATGGATCATCAGCAGTTGAAAGTTATAATCAGAATCCTAAAGATGCTTTATTTGCTCTTTGTGGTGATGCTATTGATGGCAATATTAGATACATTGCAGAGCAAGCAGTTGCTGCTGGTTTAGTCCAATTCCCTAACTTAGCAATTCCTGGCGGTCCTGTTAACTGTGTCCATGACGTTACTGATATACTCAGAGCAATGGTATTCAACCTCAAGTATGGTGGTACTAATATGCTTCAGTATGCATCTGAGTTCTATACCAATTACTCTGGTAACTTAGATCACGTTACTAATGCTCCTACTGAATCTCTTTGGATTATTAACAAAGCACAGGAATTTGCAATTCGTGCAATGAAGGGTCAGGTAATTAGTAATGATGCTGGTTGGACTGTAGATCAGAGATTCTATGATGCTGTCCCAAGACCTACAACTGCATTATTCAATTCTGATGAAGATGGATTAATAGAAGGTGAAGATAATAATATTATTACCAGATCATTCAAAGCTGGTGAAGATAAGATCTCTACAACTGATAGTGGATCTGGTTTAGTACCTAATGAAGATGCTGTATTCCGTTGTGTTGCTAAATTAGCATCCAGTCCTATTGATGGATGTATATTTGAAGCAGGTGGAGCATCAGCTGGTGTATGGTTTGGTGTTAGAGATAGTGGCACATATTTAAGACTTAGAGCTGGTGATGGATCTAATAGTTACTCTGGTGGTGCTAGTCATTCTGAGAATGGTCTTGCAATGCTTGATCTACAGATCAGTAACCTATCAACATACTTTGATGATGGTGACCATGAATTAGTATGGCAAATAAATGTTGGTGGTAACCAAGGTTCTGGTAAAGGTAGAGTTGAATTATGGATTGACGGTATATCTATTGGATCTGCTGAAACTCAAGGTGGTGGATATACTGGTTTAGCTGGTGGATCTGGAATATGGGCAGATGCAAATTATGCTGGATATGGTGTTGGAAATTCTTCCAATCTTACTGGTGAGACTGCACCTGTTAATACATTTACTGTTAATGTTGGTCCTGCTCCTACTATCAAGTATGACTGCACCCATGCTGCATATGATTCCAGTACTGGTGATTTAATAATGAATGTTGGATCACACAATCATACAGAGGGTACATTCCTTAGATTGACAACCAACTCTATTAACTTCACTTGTGATATGGATGGTAATGCTTCAACGCATTCTTATCCTAGATCTGGTGACCCTGCTGGTAATACTACTATTGAAGTGTTAGAAACATATGGTAGTGACCATAAAGCAACTAATGCTGTTTATACTCCTGATACAGGTATTATGAGGTTGACCATTCCTGATCATGGAATGACAAACCATTCAGTTCATACTGCACAAGATTCATCATATGATCCTGATAGTGGAGTATTAACAATTAAGATTGATGATCACGGATTTAAGACTGGTGATCAAGTAAGAATTGAAAATGGATCTTTAATATTCACATGTGCTCAAGATAATAATGCTACTAAGCATGGATATCCAAGACCAAAAGATCCAGCTGGTGATCAGTGGTTGTTAGTTGAATCTGTTGAGAGTAAGGATCTATTTACAGTTAATGTAGGATCTACTCCTAAAGTTGAGTATGATGTTTCTGATGCTATTTACGATCAGAATACTGGTGAGTTAGAAATGGATATCGGTCAGCATCGTTTCGTTGGTGCTTCGACTCATGTAGCAACTTATGCTGAATATGATGCATATACTGGTGTATTAAAACTAACTGTATCTGGACATAAGATTGCCCCAGGAGAGCAGATACAAATCATGGAAAACTCCATGACATTTACTTGCTCAATGGATGACCATTATTCTAATCACGTTTATCCAAGATCTTCTGATCCTGCTACACGTAAATGGTTAGAAGTTATTGAGTCTAATCAAGAAGATGGTTGGTTTACTGTTAATGTAGGTCCATCTCCAATTAAAGGTTGGACACCTACTGATGCTACATTCAACTCTACTACTGGTGCTCTTACATTAACAATTGGATCACATAGTTTAGCAGTCGGAACACATATTAAACTGTCACAAGGAAGCTTGACATTTACTTGTGATATGGATGACCATGCTACTAAGCACTCATATCCAAGACCTAAAGATCCAGTACATAATGAGCCTATTGCTATTACTGCTGTAACTTCAGATTCTATTACTGTTAATGTAGGTACAACACCTCAAATAGCATACAACATTAATAGTGCTTCATTTAATCCTGCTGATGGTCATCTAAATTTAACACTTGATAGAAAGCATGGATTCCGTAGAGAAAGTATTCATAATATTACTGGTGGTGAATATAATGGTCAAACTGGTTTAATGAGATTAACAGTTGCTGACCACAACTTTGCTGAAGGAGATTACGTTAAGATTGCTGATGGTGGAGTAACATTCACTTGCTCAATGGATAACCATGCAACAACTCATGCTTATCCAAGACCAACAGATCAGATGAGTGGTAAGTGGATGGATCTTAGAAACGTTTCTAAGGATTCATTCGATGTATATGTTGGAAGAACACCTGCATTACCATTTACAATTTCTGCTGCTACATTTACTCCTGCTAACGGTCACTTAGTTGCTACTATTGGTGATCATGATCTAAGAAGAGGACAGAGTGTAAGACTAGCAACAAAATCTATTAACTTCACATGTTTCTTAGATGCTAATAATAGTTACCACTATTATCCACGTCCTACTGGTCAAGACCCATTCTATAACAAGTCAATAGAAGTGCTATATGATGGTACTCCTTTAACTGCTACTGGTGGTACAACATATAATCCAACTACAGGTATAATGACCATCACTACTGCTAATCCTCATGGATTACAAGAAGGTGATGATGTTAAATTCCTCCTTAATTCATTAGTATTCCGTTGTGATGAAGATGGTCAATCATCTGATCACTCATATCCAAGAGTAACAGACCCATATGCAAATAGATGGCAACGTGTATTAGGATCTAATTTAACTGCAAATACATTTGACGTACAAGTATTATCATATGCTCCTTCCACTAACACAACAACTCACGTATTTGCGTCTGCTGTTTCAAATGGAATTACTAAGAGAGATGGAACTATAACTCTTAACGTTGGTGATGGTGCTATCTCAGATCAGAGTGTCCATACCTATGTCCCTAACTCAGGATATACTCCAACAAATGTTAATCATAATCCTACTACAGGTGTTATGACAGTGACTATTGCTGGTCATGGAATGGAAAATGGTGACATGATTAAGATCGATGATTATGGCATAGTATTAACATGTGCTATGGATGATCATCAGACTACTCATGCTTATCCTCGTCCTGGTGATCCTGCTTCTGGATCATGGTTGAAGATTCATGATGTTACTGAAGACACATTCGGTGTTACAGTCAACACAGTTATTCCTCAGAGTAATACAACAACTCATCTATTCTCTAGTGCTGTTGGTAACTGTATTACTAGAGCACAGATTGTAAGTGGTGGTATTTACGATCATACTTACTCAACATCTACTGTTGGTGCTCTACGTCATGCTGGAGATAGCGTGAGATTAGATGAAGGTGCAGTTACATTTACATGTGGTGCTGATAGTCATGGATCTAATCATTCATATCCTAGAGCTGGCACAACTCATACACCAACTGATGTATCTTACGATCCTAATCTAGGACATCTTAAGTTTACTCTTCCTGATCATGGATTCCTTCCATACACTTACGTTAAGATTGCTAACGACTCCTTGACATTCACATGTGCTAAGGATGGTAATTCTACTAACCACACATATCCAAGAGCAACAGACCCTGTAAGTGGTAAGTGGATAATGATTCATGATGTTACTGCTAACACATTTAACGTAGAAGTATTAGATGTAGTACCTTCAACAAATACTACAATTCATGCTTTCGTAAGTGCTGCTACAAATTGCATCACTCATAAGAAGGATTACTTCTTCGATACAAATATTCCTATTCATGAAGTAGGTAAGACATCACATAGTCCTACAAATGTAACTTACAATCCTACTGCTGGTACTATGGTAGTTACCATGAGTAACAGTTTTGGTAACCATAGTACCATGACACCTAGTGGTGCTATATTCTATCCTGCTACAGGTACCATGAGAATCAGTCTTAATGGTCATTCTGTTAAGAATGGAGATATGCTTCTTCTTGCTGATGGTGGATTTACATTCCGTTGTGATGAAGATAGTCAAGCATCAGATCATGCATATCCAAGATCATCTGACCCTGCTAGTGGCAAGTGGTTGAAAGCATTTAATGTTGGTAGTAATTCATTCGATGTTAACGTTGGTAACTTCATGGGTGAAGGTGCTATCTCTAACACTACAACTCATGTGCTTCAATCTGTGGCAACTGATGCTGTTTGGAAGGCAAATGACTTTGTAATGTTTGATGAGAATGCTATTACATTACAATGCACAAAAGATAATAATGCAACTAACCACACATATCCTAGAAAGACAGATCCTACATTTGGTAAGTGGTTACCTATCTCTAATGTAAGTAATACAAGTTTCACTGTCCATGTAGGTAAATCTGGTGTTAATGATGTTTACAATCATACATTTGTATCTTGTGAAAATAACTCATTACATAGACAGAATGGTACTATCACATTAGATGTTGGTAATGGTCAGATTACTCATCCAACTGGTCATAATTTTGTATCTGCTTCTGCTAATAGTCTGAAGGCAGGTGGTGCATATAACCACACCTTCCATGCACTTGGTGAATCATATACTCCAACTGCTATTGATTATAATCCAACAACAGGTTGGATGACCATCACAATTCCTAATCATGGATTCATGGAAGATGAGAGTATCAAGATTGGTACTAACTCACTTGTATTCACATGCTTACAAGATGTTAACCAAACTAACCATGCATATCCTAGATCTAGTGATCCAGTAAACAACAAGTGGATACCTATTAAGAACGTAACTGATGACACATTTGATGTCCATGTCCTTGATAATGTCCCATCATCTAACCAGACTCTTCATACATTTGTAAGTGCTCTTACTGGTGCTATTACCAGAGCAACAGTTGCTTCTGGTGGTGACTACAGACATAAGTTTGTTGCTCCTGCAAAACTAACACCAACCAATGCTGCATATACTCCTTCTACAGGTATTATGACATTGACTGTTGCTAATCACGGTCTTAAGAATGGTAGCAGAGTTATGGTGGATGATGGATTTGTAACATTCACATGTGATCAAGATAGTGATCAAACTAAGCATGCTTATCCAAGGGCATCTGATCCATATAGTGATGAATGGATGACAGTTAAAAACGTTACTAAAGATACCTTCGATGTCCAAGTCCTATTCAACATTCCTTCTAGCAACACTACTACTCATGCATTTGTATCTGCTAGACCACAAAGTATAACTGTTGCTACTCTAATGAAGGGTAATGATAGTATTAAACTTCCTGAGAATGCTTTAACATTCACATGCTCTAAAGATGGTGGATCCACAGAGCATTCTTATCCAAGAACAACTGATCCTGCATACAATGATTCTCTAAGAATTGTTGATGACGGTGTTACAAGACATACTCCAACTGCTGCTAGTTACACACCATCAACAGGTATATTGGCACTAACATTATCCAAGCATGGATTCTCAAATGGAGACTACATTAAGATTGAAGATTATGCATTCTCCATGTCATGTAACATGGATGATGATTCTAGCAGTCATGCATATCCTAGAGGCACAGATCCTATCAGTGGTAAGTGGGTACAAATTTCTAACGTATCTACAGATGGTTTTGATGTTGAAGTAGGCACAACTGCTGCTGTCCAATACACACCTGTAGATGCTTCATACGAACCAACAACTGGTCACTTAGAGATTGAGATTGGTACTCACCCACTTAAGGTTGGTCAGAGTATTCAGATTGCTGACGGTGGTATCACAATGGAGTGTAGTCAGGATAACTATCAGACTACTCATGCATATCCAAGGACTACTGAAGATACTTTCACTCCTACAAATGCTGTATTTGATGGAGTAACAGGTTACTTAACAATTACTTCTAATGCTCATGGATTAGATGAAGGATCTCTTGTTAAGATTGATGACAATGCAATAACATTGCGTTGCACAATGGATGGTAGTACCAGTGACAAGACTTATCCTAGATCTACTGATCCTATCAGTGGTAAGTGGAAGCCTATAGAGTATATCGATGATAACACATACAAAATCTTCGTTGGTAAATCTGAGTTTAAGAGTTATGATCCTCAGAATGTAGATTACAATCCTAATACAGGTGTAATGGTAATCACTGTTGGTCCTGATCATGGTATTACAACTGATCACAGTGTATACATTAACCATAAAGCATTCTGCTTTACTTGTGGATTAGATAACTATCAAACTGATCACTTCTATCCTCGTGCAAATGGAGAAAGTGGTGCATCTGGTGACGACCCAGCATATCAAGATGCTGTTGCTGTAACTGCTGTTGATGATAGTACCATTACGGTTAATGTTGGTGTATCTTCTAACACTACAACTCACGTATTCAAACCTGCTGTCGGTGTAACGCCAACTGCAATTTCATATAGTGGTGGTACTGGTCTTATGACTGTTACTATTGCTGGTCATGGAATGTCTAATGGTGAGCAAATCATGTTTGCTGATAACTCATTAGTATTCACATGTGGTAAAGATGATCATGCTACTGAGCACAACTATCCAAGAAAAGGTGACCCTGCAAGTGGTAAATGGTTAACTATTGATAACGTAACTAACGACACATTCAGAGTCCAAGTATTAGATAATATTCCTTCTACTAACACATCTACTCATACATTTAAGAGAGCAAAAGTTGGTGCTGTTAAGAGAGGATCAATCAGATCTGGTGGATCATTCACACATAGTTTCCAATCATTTGCTTCTAATGGACTTAGAGCGTTAAGAGATAGAGCACATGATCAAGCTATTGAAATTAGAGCAGTAGGTCATGCTAAGTACTCAGCATCTGATGCTACATACAATCCTACTACTGGTAACTTACAACTAACAGTTGCTAATAACCCATTTGCTAATGGTGACCATATAAGAATTGCTGATCATTCTCTAGTAATGACCTGTGCAATGGATAACAATGCAACTAATCATTCTTATCCAAGATCAACAGATTATGCTTCAGAGAAATGGTTAGAAGTTTCTAATGTTTCTGGTAATAATTTTGATGTTAATGTAGGTACAACACCTCGTGCTAACTACCTAGTTTCTGATGCAACATTTGAACCTACTACAGGTGATATGGTGCTCACCATTGGACCACACAACTACAAGGGTGGTGGTGAAACTACAATTACTGATGCTGCTTATAATCCTACAACTGGTATATTAACAGCTACTGTTGTTGGACATGGAATGAAGATTGGAGACAGAGTTAAGTTTGACGATAACTCCATCACATTCAACTGTGCTGCATCTACTGGAACTCACGTATTCGTAAGTGGCACTAACAATGCTATTAACGATGGTACTACAACATATACAGCTGCAACTGGTACAACATACGATCCTAATACTGGACTTTTAGTCTTGGAAATTGGGTCACATAGTTTGACAACTTCTGATACAGTTAGCATTGTTAATGGTGGTGTAACCTTCACTTGTGATGCTGATAATAATGCAACTAACCATGCATATCCACGTGCTACTGACCCTGCATCTGGAGTACAACTTGCAGTAACCAACCCAACTCCTACAACAATTACAGTCCAAGTTGGTATCGCTAATGCTGATAATCCTACTGACAATCATACATATCCACGTGCTACTGATTACCCAAGTGATAGATGGTTAGAAGTAACTAACATTACTGATGATACATTTGATGTAATGGTATTACAAACTGCTCCTCAGTCTGTTACTTCACCACACACATTTGTGTCTGCTACAACTAACGGTCTTAAGTATGCACATGAAGCAGTTTACATTGAGGAAGAGTCATTAGTATTCAAGTGTAATGCTGACAGCTTCGGTAGTGAGCATAAGTATCCAAGATCTACTGACCCATTCTATAATACTTCAGTACCTATTCTTGCTGCTACTGCTGATACAATCACAGTACACGTTAGCAAGTCAAGTAACACATCAATTCACCAATTCGTAAGATCTGAAAATGCATTCACTCCATCAACAGCATCTTATGTCCCTGGAACAGGTATACTAACAATCACTCATAATGCTCATCCATTCACAAGTGGTGATAAGATTCAGTTGATGAATGAGAGTTTTGTATTCAAGTGTCAGGAAGATAGTTTTGCAACTGAGCATGCTTATCCTAGAGCACAAGATCCTGCTGCTGGTGATTGGTTAACTCTTACTGTTGTAGATGCAAACACATATACAGTTGATGTTGGTATTTCTTCTAACACTACAACTCATCAAATTGAAAGGGTTGAAACTGGTGCAGTTATCAGAGGAACAATCAGAGGTAATGGTGATTATGCACACACATTCGTAAGTGCTGTTACTGATGGATTAGAGAAGAAGAATTCTACAATTACTGTTAATGTAGGATCAACTGTTGCTGGAAACCACACACATAGATTTGCTTCTGCTACAAATAATGCTATCACTGCTGGTGGTAACCACACTCATACATTTGAGCACTTCAAGAATAACACATTACACAGACAAAGTGGTAAGATTACAGTTAACGTAAATATCGCAGCTACTGCTGATCTATACGATCATACATTTGTCAGTGCAATACCTGGTGCTGTTATTGGTGGTGGTAATTATCAACACTCATTTGTATCTGCTAAGACTGATGGTATATGGAAAGCAAATGATTACGTTTATATCCAAGATTATGCTTTAGGATTCTCATGTGATCTTGATGCTGATAGGACTACTCATTTATATCCAAGACCTACAGATCATGCAAGTAATGAATGGTTAGCAGTATCTAATATAACTACTGATCAATTTGATGTCCAAGTACTTAAGGGTGTCCCATCTACCTTCTTAGGATCACATACATTCAAGTCATGTATTGACAATGGTATTAGAGTCCAGAATGGTAAGATAAGAATCAACGTAGGTGTATCACCAGCTGGTAAGACATATCAGCATACGTTTGTAAGTGCCAACAGTGGATGTTTAATACAGGGTGGTAATTATAAGCATAACTTTGTAAGTGCTGCAACAGGTGCAATTAATGTTGTTAATGATGGCACTCAACTTACACCTACTGATGCATACTATGAGCCTACTACAGGTCAGTTAACATTGACTGTTGCTAATCATGTATTACGCACAGATGATGCTATAACGATTGACACTAATGGACTCACATTTACATGTAGTCAAGATAGTAATGCTACTAACCACACATATCCTCGTGTGACAGATTATGCTGACGGTAAGATATTACCTGTCCAATCTATAAGATCTTATGCATATCCATTAAGGACAGATCTATCATACTATCGTGCACGTAGAGTTTCAGAGGATTATACAGGCACCGAAGGTTCTGGTGTAGAGAGTGAAATTGGTACCTTAATGGCACTTGTAACAGATGCTATTCAGAATCCTAATAACGTTGCGGGTAGATCTTACTCACTACCAATTGTTTGGCCCGTCAAGTATACTCCTGACGTTGTAATTAGAGATAAGACTGTTACTTATGACACTGTAAATGGTGGTCAAGGTAATAGTGGTTCATGGAATCAAACATGTCAAGAAACTGCATCTGCTATTAACACATTAGCTGATATCTTTATCGAGACAATTGATAAAGCAGCAAATGTCCAGACTAATCATCTGTCTACTATAACTCAGACATTCCCATACAATAGTAATGCTGACTTCCAGTCAGGTACTTGCTATAACGTAACGTCAGCAGTTGACACATTGATGGATCTGTTTACCGATGCACTTGGTAATGGATCTAATAATAGTAAGTTGATTTCTAATATGATTCTCTTCAATAAGCAAGCAATTGCTGGTAGAGCATTTGCTGAGACTCAGACTAACTATCCAACTACTAACTTAACAATTGACTTTGCTAATGATTGTGTTAAAGCAATAAGATATGATTTAGTTACTGAGGGTAATGCTGGTGCATTCAGAATGACACAAGACTGGTTTGATGGAGAAGGTAACTTTATTGCATACACCAATGTAACAAGGACTCATCTTATATTCTGTCTTGCAAGAGTTCGTGAATATGCTAAGAGTGTATTGTTTGACTTTGCTGAAACTGGATGGAGTCCATATGATGTTTATACAATTGAATCACCAGAGAAACTTGAGTGGAATAAAGAAGCTGCTGAGTTTATGATTGACTCTTCACTCAACCCAATTGAGTATGCTTTAGAGATGTCTCAATTCCCAACTGAAGCAAGAGTAACATTCGTAGCATCTACAGACTGCACAAATAGAGTTACTAATTATGAGATGGGTATTGACTATAATACTGATCCTGATCTAGTAAGTCTAACTCCAGAAGTTGATGTAGGTTATGATCGTGCTGAATATAGAATTAGAATTGAGCGTCCTAACAACTTCAGACGTGGTGATGTATTAACATATATCCCAGCATCTGAGAATTCATTAAGTGGTCTTACTAAGCAACCATACTTCTATGTGTTGACTGGTACTGCTGACTGGTTTGAGATTGGTGCTTCTTATATTCATGATGGTAGATTTAGACTTCTACAAGTTGATAAGTCCAATGCTGGATCTCAAATAATGGCAGTCACAAGAAGAGATGGAGTACCTAGGACTGCTGCTACATTTGGTACTGATACTTCAGAGTGTCCAATACAAGGTGGATTTAATGCTGCTGATGTTGTATTTGGTAGCACCTCAAATGCTAATGCTGAGATCGGCACAATCAATGCAAATGAAGGTTTAATTTATAAACTCTTTACACACTTCCCAACAACTGCTGCTCAGACAACTCCTGGTACATACGACCAGTTTGTAAATGGAGAATCAGCACAAGTCCAGAATAGCACTGCTAATAATGGTACTGTGCTACAGATGTTAAAACCTGATTCTGAGAATGGCACATCATTTATCAAACTCCATACTATCGCTGGTACTATATCAGACGGTGATATCTTAGAGGGTGTTGATAGTGGTGCAGTTCATACAGTTGGTGCTCCATCTGATAGATTCTTGATCAATGTTAAGAAAGGAGCATTTGCTACAGGTGATTGGTTCTTCAGTAAGGTTGGATCTATCGAAGCATACATGGACAACTACACAAGTAAGTCTGGATCTTTGGTAAGTAATGAAGGTGGTAGAATCGCAATTGATGTAGAAACAATTGAGGAACCATGGGTACCTGGAGACGTAATTTACGGTAGTGTTACTGATTACATCTTAGACATTAAGGGTATTAGTGGTACACAACTTCAGTTGAATCAGTGGATACACGGTGTCCAAATCTTAGAGTTGAATCTAGGTGTGGCAATTATTGATACTGGTATCTCTGACACATTTAATGTTGGTGATGAAGTTTCACTCCTACAAGGTACTGTGCAGAAGAATCCTGGATTCACTGCTGTAGTAACCAAGTATACTAATGACCCTGATAATGGAATCCACAAACTCTGGCTTGCTAATATTAATGACGTGGGTGTTGGTGCTCCTCTAACAGATCTAACACAAGCTGGTAACAATATCGGTAAGATAGAATTGGGATCTAACTTCCCAACCATATATGCTGGTGTTGCTAGTTACACTGCTACTGACTATCAATCTTACGCACAGGTAGTTGCTATAGAGCAAGCAGGTATTACTGCTACTATCTGGGTACAATCTGCTAGTGGTACATTCCTTGATAATATGTCACTTAAATCTGACTTCGGATGGGGTGCAGGTATTTCTTCTGCTCGCACACTTGAAGGTAGAGTTGACAGATACTTCAGAGGATTTGATGGCACACAAACAATATTTGATCTAACTGTTTCTAACGGTGAAGCATACTTCCCAGATCCTGCGGGTCACTTACTTGCATTTGTTAATGGTATCCTACAACCTCCTGGTGGTAATGCTTCTTACGTTGCATTCTCTGATAAGATACAATTTGCTGAGGCACCTGACATTGGATCTGAATTTATCGGATACTATGTTGGTAAGTTACGTCAGTTAGATGATATCTCCTTCGAGTTTGACTCATTGAGATCTTCATTCAACCTTAAGCGTGGTGGATTATTCTACTCCTTGACACTAACTGAAGGTGTTTCTTCTAACACTATACGTCCTGAGAATAACATTATCGTTTCACTTAACGGTATTATTCAGGAACCAGGAGTTGCATATGAGATCGTTGGATCACGTATCATCTTTGCTGAAGTCCCACGTGCGGGATCAACCTTCGTTGGTTTCTCATACATTGGATCTGACGCAGACGTTATTGCTGCAACAGTCGTACCACCAGTTGAAGCTGGTGACAGACTAGACATTGAGGGTGAAGAATTCCCAAGAGAGGTTGCTCTAATTGAGTCTTCCAACTCCTTGATTACATTTGAATACACTGGATCTGTTAAGGGTAGAAATGCTGCTGCTATTGCTGCAATTACCTCTGGTAAGATAACAAATGCAGTCCTAACAAACCCAGGCGATGGTTATACTGACCGTCCAAATGTTGATGTTATTTCTTCCTCTGGATTTGATTCACGCATCAAGGCATTGATGGGTATTACTAGAATTGATGTTAAGACATCTGGTGTTGGTTATTCTGCACCAACAGTCTTAGTTGATAATGAAGTACCTGATGACTTTGTACCTCCTACAGGTGGTCCAATTAACGGTGGATTTGATGTCCTCGCAGGCGAAGGATCAGAATACACAGGTGGTGGTGCTGGTGTTGATGCTGGTACAATCGCAATTACTCTGGATCCAGTTAACGTAACTGTTAACCAAGGTCAGACTGCTGCATTCACAGTTGTCTCTACTGTAACTAATGATCAAACAATGAATTATCAGTGGCAGAAGAAAGAGTATGGTACTCAGACATGGAGCAACATCATTGGTGCTAACACAGCAACCTATACAACAAATAACACAGTACAGGCAGACGATGGTGACGAATATAGAGTCGCAATCACTGCTGCTGGTGCAACCCCAGTTTACTCACTCTCTGCTGTATTGAGTGTCCAGACTGGTGCTACTGTAATCAGCAACTTCACACCAAATCTCATCTTCGATGACATCTAAATAAGGATATGGCAGCCACAGCATCATACAATCAGGCAACCAAGGTAATAACGGTGGAGTCCGATGGACTCCCAGCACCTGTAAGTTTTGGTACGTTCCCAAATGATAACAACCCTAATACTGTAGTAGAACAGGACTTCGATCATGACTTCATATACCGTGGAGGAACATTTGGAATTGCTCGCACATTTGATAATAATGGATATACGCATGACGGATTTGTTAGAAGAGTTACTATATCAGTAAATGATCTAACACTTTTCACTGGTGGTAATCCTTTCATTGCAGAAAATGATAACATAATGGTTGTTTTCAGTGATGGATTAAAGCAAAAATTCGTATTTAAGAGCACAACATTCACTTCTATTGACGGTGAGTGTTGGTTAT